TAGGAAATTATGAGCGATTGTAAATGCGATAGTACGAGTTCTACAGAAACAACACCATGTGTGCCTTTTACTCCTCCTACTGGGTGTGCTCGTATACGCATGTTTTTTGGAGAATCTGCTCCTCCTCCTGATTCTCAACTTGGAAGCAAAACTAAACCCGGACAATTAAATAAATTATACTATACTTCAGAAATTAATGAAGATCATATTAAGCTTGGATTTAGAATACCAGACTATTCAGCACAAACTCTTGTTGATGCTGGAGTATTAAAAAATAATTTTGGTAAATTTGATTCTGAAGACAATCCAACAAATACATTTGATTTAACAGAAGTAGAGTTACTAGCGGCAGCATCTTGGGAGTCTTGGATAACATGGCTTACAGGAGAATTATTAGCTATTCCATTAGATAAGCTAGATGATAATAGCAGTAATAATGGTAGAAGTTTTGGATTTTATTGTTTAAAGAGTGCTAATATTGATTTAATACAAATGAGAATCGATGGCTTTAAGATGTTTCAGAGTCTTAAGGATGGTGATACTCATGGGTTTTATTCTGCTTCTCAAAAAAATACCAGCAATGCCCCAAATACCGCCGGTTGGCAAAAGAGAATTGAGTATTATATTACTAGTATTATAGATCGTTTTGATTGTAAATTTCTAAGACGAGCAGAAGATGTTGAAAAATTAGTATTATGTTATGAATGGTTAAAAAATATTCATGATACATACTATGGAAGACAGTTTTTGGTTAGAATAGGTGATTCTGTACCAAAATCAGAAGGAACAGCAAATTATCCATTAGATACTATTTGTATCAAAGATGAAGATGGTGATTATCCAAATTTTGAATATCCATATTTTGTAGATAGCGACGGATCTGCACAAGGATATTTTTTAAGTGATATTATTGATAATAGTGGAGGCTTTCCAGATAAATATGATGATAATATTATAGGATTAGAAAATTTAGATTGGATACAAACAGAAAATGGTAAAGTTGGATCATTTGTTAGAATAGGACCGTATTCTAAGCCTGTAGAAGCCACCGCTCCATGTTCAGGATTATTTGAACAAATTAAATATCCAAAATTTTCAAGAAGCAGAGGAGAAACGGAAGACGATTGTGAAAATTACATAATTGATATTTCTAAATTAAATCCTGATAGTTTTTCTATTGGTGCTACCGCCGAGAGCGAAGCCTTTCCTTCTATACAATATTTATATATGTCGTGCTCAGTATCTGAGCTTTTATATGTGGATGAAAATGGAACTTGGGCGCATATTACACTAGCAGATAAAGTACCAATGATTTTAAAGGGGTACTCTAGTGCTCAAGGTTTTGTTATGATGGATCTCTTATTGAATGCTGTTGCTAATTTTAAAACAGATATTAGTCAGATTTATTTATCACTATTAAATCAGCCATTCAATGTTGCCGGAGTTGGAATTTTACAATACTTTTTCAAGTTAACTGGTTATAATACTAATTATCATGGGGCTAGACCTGACTCTAACATATTAAATATTGCTGGTACTAATAGTTTTTGTTTAATACCAGAAGCTGCTGCTATACCATTTAAAAGTAATTTGTATAAATATGGACCATTTTATTATGGTGATGCTAACGCTGGTGGTGTTGATGTTGTTTTTGATGAAGATATAGCTCCGTGGAATTTTATTCAAGCTGGTCAAGATTCTTTACCAGCAGGATATGCTTATACCGAAATGGAGAACATAGGTAAAGCAACAGCATCATCATCTCCAAGAGATTTACAAAAATTAGAAAAGGGACGTATTACTGTAGCGGGATTACCATGTTATTGTTTAGGTCATTGGGTGGATAATAAAGAGTGCTATGATGAAGCTAATGAGCTAGGCCCAACATTATTAACAGATATCAATGTTGAATTTGGTTCTGGCGGATATAATACAACATATAATTTTGCCACATATACTCCAAGATTCGGTAAACCAGAAAAGTATCTGACAGAAGCTTGGAAAACATCAATTAAAGATACTCAGTACTTAAACAAGTACCTAAAATCATTAGAAAAACAAGTTGATCAAACTAATCAAAGTTATAAATTACGACTGATTAATGGTGAGCGTGGTGGTAATACATTATTTCCTGGCCAAAATTTATATTTTGGACCAAACATATTACGCAAGTCTACTCCAAATAGTGTTATGTTTAGTGGTTATTATTTTGATCCGTCTCCAACTCCTAGTTTGGACATGGATGACTATAAAGAACAAGAAGAATATAATACTATACCAACTTCTTATCCGGAAATGTCGGAATGCGGAAAATATATTTGTACAACCCCCACTCCAATAACCTGGGATCCTGCCGAATTTACTACGCCGTCTAGACTATATTCATTCGCAGAAACCGATAAAGCATATACAACAGAGTATATGCAGAATACATATCATCAGTTGAGCGGCATGAGTCTTGATGGATTTTATTTACCAGTATCTTTAAGAGGAGTAAATAAGGATGCTCGTGTTAAAGAGTATAATAAATATCCAGACAATCATGAAAGCACACCCAATCAATTTGAAATTAGTGGAGATAAATTAATACCTAATGCCGATTGGACAAATTCCGCCAGACTACCACGGTTTGCTAAACGATGTGAACATAATGGAGAATTTGTAGAATGGGATGCTTTATCTGATGATTATCCTGATGGTCTAAATCGTGATATATCAAATGGTAATGGACAACCTATATCGTCTAAAACTCGTGACGAAATACCACCTTTTAAATTAAATCATATAGATGGAGAAAATGGGTTAGAGGATAAATATTGTTATTCATTACAAATTAATCAAAGATATCTTAATCCTATGTTATCTGTTAAGAATCTTATTGGTGATGCTGATGATAAAATACAAGGTTGGGATGATAGAATAAATAATAGTGATAAAGGATTTGTAATATCAAGTATCATATTTGGTCAAGATCATATTGATTATCAAATTACTCATACCAATCCTGAGGATGCGTCTGATGATATAGAAAGTAAAGATACTGATGAATTTATACGTCAACAGTTTAAGAACTTCAGATTTCCGGCCTTAAGAGGTCCGTTAGTTTTACAAGGATGGGGATACGATACATCTGGCAAGCCTATTCCTAATAAAGCTGATGGTTGGGGCCATGCTCAACAGGGAGAATTTAGAAAAGAAAATTTAACTGATAAATTTATGCAAAACTGGTTACAGAATCCTAAAACATGGCCGGTGGGACCAATAGATTTAAGATTCGATAGAGAACGAGGAGTCTGGACATGTCCTTCTCCTAATAAAATTGTTGTAGCAAGATTAAAAGAAAAACTAATTCCTAATGGTAGTGCTAAGGCCGAATTGATTAATCCAGAAGCTGGCGCTAATACCGGACAACCTATTAGATTTTATGAAAACTATAGTATTAGTGGACCAAATGGTGAAAATGTAAAATTACATATGGAAAATACAGAAATTACTGTATATGATTTCTTAGGTATAGATTTATGTCAATGTGATATTGTATATGCTTATTATGATGATAATAGATATATTGTATTAGAGAGCGATAGAGCATACAAAGATCCTAATGATATTTGTACTGAAATCGTATGTACAACTACAACAACCACAACCACCACGCCAACAACAACAACAACAGTACCAACAGAGACCACAGAAACACCAACAGAAACTACACCGCCACCACCGCCGTGCGATTGGTGTGGTCTTGAATGTTTACAATCTTTACCAGGCTATAAAACTGATGGAACATTAATACTTGGAGCAAAAGATGGTTGCTTACAATGGTTTGAAACTACAGAATGCGGAGCAACTTAATACTAGCACAAATTAATTCCTGCTGCATTTAAGCATTCATTAGCTTTAGGATCATTACATATGACACCAGTAAATAGATAACACGCTAGTGCTTGAGTTCCTGTTTGGCATGTTCCAGGACCCGTTACAACGTCGGTGCTTACACATTCAGAACAGTCATTTACAATACGAAAACGCCAATACCATTGTTGTTGAGCTATTGCTGCTCCCGATATTCTATCTGGTTCTGACGAGTTGAAACACACAGATCCTGCGACTTTTATACTATCTTGTATTACATTTTCTCCAACACACCCAAAAATCACTCCTTCGTCTCCAATAACCTCGTATGTTCCATCTGGCTGATCTCCAGGAACAACATCTGCCTGATATGGCTCCCACCACCCACTATTTGTCCAAGCGGCATTATAAAACGAAAAAACTTTTTCATAACATACATGACAACAACAGTTGGTATCGGTACCAACCAAGTCATCTCTCATCAAAACTTTACCATTTTGAATAGTAACATTAACCATTATTTTTCTTTAGTCCACTTGTGCCAGCCCTTATTCGGTAAATAATTACCATCATCATCTTTACGCTTTGGAAATAGCGTTCCACCCTTTTTATGTTGACCAAATGCTAAAATCGCTCCACAATCAGAACATCTTAATTCGTAATAATCATTACCTTCCACATTACGAACAACAAATCTAAGATTGGTACTACCACACAATCCGCATTTTTCTTCGGCAAAGATTTCTTGAATTAGTGCCAATTCTTTAAAAATTTCTTTTTGTCCAGATCCCTCTAATTCAAACTCTAATTTATCTCCAACCTTATACTTTACTTTCATAATTATCTCCATTCATTATCATAACCAACTAATTTAGATGGAATATCATTTAAACTTTGTTGATACTTTGACAGTTCTCGTATGATGCCAACAGCGGCATCGTGACTAATACTTTTTATATTAGCTGTATTTAATGATAAATCAAGCAATAATTGTTTAATATTAATATTGCTTCTTTTAGCCATAACATCAATAAAATTAATTTGTTGTTCACTAATCTTATTAACACTATGACCATCAGGATCATCCTCAATATTTTGGGCCAATTCTTCAGCAGCAACCACTTTTCTTAATTTTAAGCCTCTTCTTAGTGCTCGTCCTTCTGCTCGTGTTTCGGCCACTGCTACAGGATGATTGCGATAGATTTTGTCACAATTTCCCCAATAAACATCTGCCGCTCCACTCACAATTTTCTTTATATTTAGATTGACCTTGTCTGACCCCTCGATATTTAAATAATACGCTATAGTATGAACCACGGTGGCTCTTTTCTCATTATTAGGATCAGGACTCTGCACAACCTGACTCAAAGATTCAACCACCGTACAATTTAGAGCAATTTCAAAAATTCGTCTTAATCCATCAGTAGTAGGATTACCATCTATTTTTTCATCATCAGATAATAGTCCTAATACATAATCATTCCATTCTAAACTATTAGTATCAACCTTGTTGGTTTTGGTATCACAATCAGTCTTCTTTTCTTTAGCCATATACTTTTTCCTTTTTATTAATAGTCCGTAATAGAGATAATCTTATTTTTTACATTATTAGTTTTTATATCATCTAATATATGAATTAATTTATCATATATTAAGTTTGATCTAGACACAGAATAGTCCTTTGTTTGTTTAATTCTGATTAGATAGAATCCTTTACCAAGAATTAATCCTGTCTTTTTTTCATCATATTTTATATTTCTTTTCAACGAATCGTCACCCCACACAGGAGAGAAATGTGATGGCCCATCAACTTCTATAGCCACATTAATACTAGGTATCACAATATCAATTTGCAATTTGGTATTTACCAAAGTTTGTTCTTGATGAAATTGTATCTTATATCCGTCACCAATAAGTTTTTGTGCTAAAAATTTTTCTAATTTGGATCCTGTTTTACTAGCAGATCTAACTGCTTCATTAGCTTTTTGTAACATATTTGCTTTTTCATCGTCACTTAACTGATCCCAATTATCTTTAGCTTTATTTTTTCTTTTTTTAAGTTCTTGATCAGATAAACTCTCCCACGACACCATCACACCTTGACCAATCTTGTTTTTTACGCTTTCTGGTCTAGATTTACCTTTGGTCGGATGACAATGCTTTCCTGTATTCAATGCGTTTTTTTGTGCTGCACTTTTGTCTCTAATTTTAATTTCAAATTTAATAGCATCTCTACGAATTTTATTAGGATATGTATTTAGCAATAAAGCGATATCTTGAAAACTTTTATTCTCATTTGTATAGAATTTTTTAATCAGTTGTTTTTTTTCATTATCTGTATATTCATTATACTTTTTCATTTAATTTATCCTTTATACTATTAATAGCATCAATTAGATTTGTCCATCTAATATTCAAATATGATTCATTAGAGCCAATCGCCTCATCTGAATCATATATTACCATACATCTATCAAGTTTATCCTTAGGAACATATTTTAGATCAGTATGATATACCAGAATATAATAATTATAAAAACAATGTCTTAAATATAGTGTTGAAAATATAGGTATATTTTTTGTAATAGGAGCGCTATTATGATCAGTATATATTACAGGATGAAGCAGCAATTCATTAGCATATAGTTGTTCATAAATCTTTAATGCTAAAGAGTCAGTATTGTTTAATTTATGACTAAATAATGCTATCTCAAACATAATTGATTTTTTACTCTTTCTATATTTTGCATATTATTGATAACGGTAATCGCTTTATTATTTATTCGGATGGGTCTTAACTCCATACCTCTTTCTATATAATAATTGATAATCTCAAATAGATATAATTTACTAATATCATAAGTTTGTTCATTAAATATATCAAAGTCTTTTTTATTAATATACAGAATATCATATAGACTATTAGGTAAATCATAATAGCAATTAATTAAACGATCATTATTTATTATAACCCCAATATCACCCTTACTACTATTATGCATAATAAAAGAATTATTATATGATAAGGCTTCTTTAATTTTATTAATAGCAAAACTATGTAATATATGATTTGTGTTCATAATCAAATAATTTCTAGAACCCTTAACCATTCTTAATGCCTCCTTAAGGCAAGCACCAATATTGGACGTATCATTCATATCATATTCTAAATACTTAATATTAGTATATTTTTTATTAGATAAATATTTCTTTATTTTTTTATTTTCAAATCCACAAGAAAGTATAATTTCTGGATTATAAAATATTTTATTTAAAATAGATATATGATAATCTAGAATATTAGTATTCTTTTTAAGCTGAATTAAACATCTATTACCTAAAGATTTAATTTTTTTATCTGGTAACGTGTCAAGTAATATTACTGAGCATTCTTTAATCATTTTGTGGCTTTGATATAGTATTCAAATATGTTTATATATTTTTTTTCTACAATATTTAGCTTTCTATTTTTTAGTTCAGATTCTATATCATACAAGGTATATATGGCTTTTTTATTTTGGTATAATACTATTTTGGTTGTGTCCAAATCTATATCGTTAAATGTTACCGCTGTTGCTAATTGGTATAAATCAACAGACTGTATAATAATACTACCATTTGTACATAGTTTATTAATTAAAAGATCTAATATATTAGTACTTTCATTATATGATAAGTAATCTAATAAATCATTAATAATAATTTCATTACAACTATTATCAGGAATCGTATCTATATTAGTTACTGATTCATATTCGCTGCCCACAGAGATAAAATCTGGCTTAATAAGATGCAGGAATAGTTTTTTATTATTTAAATCTTGAACATCTTTTTCGTTATTTGGAACAGTAGATTCTGCCATATTTTTATGTTATCCTCATCTTTAGAATTATAAGATAATATCTGAACGTCTTTTAGATCCCACGAGTCGCTCACCTTTTTACTAATACATATATGATGCATACATGGGAAGTGATTCATTTGTTTTATTTTTTCATTATCATACAATGGATTTTTAATCGTATGATCAATTAATAATACTGGTAAGTGTAATTTTCTAGATAAGCTAGCACAGTCATTATGGAATTCTATTTTATTATTACAAATAATTAAGTTTGGAATATTATCGCCATAATATAGCTGGGAAAAATTCACTAATTCGCATCCGGCAGATTTAATAAAATCTTCGAATTCAGTATTAATTGGTGTCCATAAAACCTTAATTTTATCTGTAATTTTGAGTTGTTCTCTATATAGAATAGATGATACTATCATGGTATTAGCTTTTCTATAAATTTATATGAAAAAATTTCTTTATCAAATGCTTGTTGTAATTCTTGTTTTTGTGTTAATGATAGATTATATGCTTTACGCATATTAGTTCTTAGCTCATTAATAGATGGCTCAAGCCATTTCTCGTACATTGTAAAAATATTCTTAATCATAGTATTTGAACATAATACGGGAACTTCTGTACTATTAATCATTAAAGCGTTAGTAGAATTAAAATATGTATTAGATCCTATATTTTTAGTATTAATAACCACACTGTTGCATAGAGCAGCCTCTATAGAGTTATCGCCAAAGCTATCTGCTCTAGCAAAATTAATATAACAATCGCAGGATTGATGGAGTCTTATTATATCATTATCAGACAAATATCCACACAACACGTCAACATCTGGATAATGATCATTAGGTTTTCTAATAATATTTTTAATATTAGACATATCATATTTAACAATATGCTCTAGATCTTCGTTGGTTTTTCTGTGATCATATGTCTTAATAAATAGCTTTACATTGTCTTGTTTATTAAATTCTAATAAATAAGCCATAATTATACTTTTAATATTTTTTTTCTCAGTATATTGACCTATGGTATAGAATATAAATGGATTCTCATGATAACCGAAAAAACCATCCCTTTTATTGCTATATGTTTGTAGATTATATGGTTCTGGTATAATTTTTATTGGGGCTGTTAATCCGCTAGAAATTAAACTGTTAGCAGAAAATTGTGAACCTGTCCATACTTCGTCCATCAAATTTAATTTATCTATCCATCCAGAGTGTTTGATATTCAAAGTTTCAATATCAGTAATGGCTATATTTTTACCAAAATTACTATTATATTCAATATACTCTGGTAGTATGTGTTGTATTAAAGTGTCATATGTTTTAAATGTATTGACTTCATATTCTTTGTATGTATCAGTACTTGTTTGTTTAGCAATTAAATTTTGTGTAACATATATTGGTCTGATAGCTAAATTATATTTTGGATTATTAGATAAATACTGTATATATCTTTTACAGGATGCCCCTAGTCCATTGTTATCATAATATTGACCGATATATAAAATATTTTTCATTATTTACTATATCCAATAATATCTTTAAATGCATCTGGTAAAGAACTCGAACCCGTTACTCTAACAGTTTCTATAGATACTTTATTTTTAGCATATGTTTCCAATATTTTAATATAATTTTCAATATTAAAGACAAATTGTTTTGTGCCATTTTGAACAAATCCATCATTAGCACTCCTAATTAGTTCTTCAATAAAATAAGTATTTTTTAGATACGGCTCTTGAATAATATTATCTATAATATCATATATACAAGTTCTATGATCTGATACTCCACTAATGCTATATGACATATTAATTTGTCTCTGAGGAGCATCCCAAGGAATCTTTGATGAAACATCTACGCTGTCAAATATGGTTTCAAATGTTTTTGCTGTCTTGTCCCAATGATAATTTTGTAGACATTTTTTTCTACAACCATCGCCTATTTTATTTAATTCGTTTATTGGCATATTCATATACCGTTCTAATATAGAGTACAGATGATCATTATTTGGATATGATCTTTTAGCATTAGTTTCTTGCTCTCTAAATACTCTACACACATCAACTAATTCAGCGTTGATATTTTTTCCAACTTCTCCCATAGCCTCGCTATTTATACTAATAATAGGATTTTTGCATGCGGCAGCTTCTACAGGAGGAATTCCAAAACCTTCACAAATAGCATATTGAACATATACATCAAATAAATTATATATATCGCACAACTGATCCTCTGATACACTATTTCTTAAACTTGCTATAAATGCACTATTTTGATTACAATGTCTACAAACAGAACGAACACCCTGAAAAACACTAGGAAAAATTTTATGACAATTTTTGCATATGTGTGTTAGTAAAACTTTATCTGCTATTTTATACTCTAATAGCAGAGACGGAAGATCCCACATTAATGCATCGGGATAAGATGTGTGCAAGTATAATAATATATTCTTATCTAAATTGTTGTGTCTTAATTTACTAAATACTTCTAAAATATCAGGAATCAGTTTGCGTTTTTGATTCCTCATTACAGATCCAATAACAAATGAATCTGGAGGTATATCGTATTTAATTTTATGAAATCTTTTACTATATCCTATTGGCTTATAAACATTATGATCTACGGCGTCATTAACTATTGGACCAAGATTTTGATGAGGATAATGAAATTTATTAAGCAGATCCTGCTTGGCCCATTCGGTATGAAAACATACAAGATCAGCATTACCAAATAGATTCAAGGTTTCCAGTTTTTGTGGAGATGAATCGTAGGTTGGTCCTATAATCCAATTATAAAAAGGTCTTAATACTGATGTTTCTTGATATGTAAAATTCCAAAAGTCTCTGATATCAAAAACAATATGAGGCTTAAAATCTAATAATACCCAATCAAATACTAATTGTCCAAACTGGTTAGCATCATTACCAATATAGTCTTTATATAATGGATGATTGGTTGGTACGGCCGCCGGATATACTGTCCAAGGTTCTGTTTTTGATACTGAACTATCTCTATAACAAGATAATTCTGCTATTTCGTATTTGCCAGTATCATGTAATCTTTGTAGAATATTTTTAGTGTAGTTACCAAATCCAGAAGTAATATGGCTGGATTCTCCACACATAAGTATTCTTTTTTTCATAAAATCTTTCAGAAAATAATACAAAAAATCCCCGCCGTCCTAGCGAGGATCTTTTGTACTTAGATAATTTCAGAATGCAGTAACGACTTCTGCTGGTTCCTTATCTTTCTTCTTACCATTACCACGATTTAACTTAGCAAAATTATTTACTCTAACCTTTAAAGTAGAGTGCTTTACTCCATCCTTTTCCCACGAGTCATTTCGTAAAGATCCTTCAACCATTACAAGATCACCCTTCTTCAGAGTATCGGCAATTGCTTCGGCACCACTGTCCCAAGCCTCACACTGAACAAAAGTAGTAATTTTATCAGTGTCACCGTTTTGTTTAGTAAACTCTCTAGAAGTTGCTACTGTAAAATTAACAACAGATGTTGACTTGTTGCTAGCATTAACAGTTCTGAGTTCCGGATCACGAGCCAAATTTCCACGCAAAATAACAAGATTCATAAATATCTCCTTTTTGAAGTAAAACCAACTCTATAGATATAGTAGCCACAGACCATGAGGTGTCAACTAGATTTGCCAACACTTCTTTACAAAAATTGAGTCTTTATTTTTTGATTGTTCCAAACTAAACATTACAGTATTCCCTTCATATAAGATATTTCTTATGTTATCAAATTCTTTTGGAAATACAATAATATCAGCAGAACCTGTTCCATCGCTTATTTTTATAAATGCCATTTCTTGACCAGGGTTTTTTCCCTTTTTTGTTTTTACAATATTAATATTAGCTATTTCTGATGCTATTAGAATATTTTTAGGTAACACTCTGTCTCTGTTGAGCCTTTGACAGTCACAATTAGCCGCTTCTGTATTTCTGGCGTCTATAATAGAACAGGTAATCGCTATTCCTAATAGTTGTTTTTCAGTATTTGCTATCCATTCATAATTATCATCCAAGCTATATGCGGGCGCTTCTAAAGCATTGATCAGTGATAATATAACTTCTTTTCTTCTTTTATTTGTACTATCTTTGACCTTATGTAAAATATCAATTAGTGTTGAGTTTAGATCTATATTATTAATAATTATTTCTTTTTCTCTATTGCTCAGATGTGATATTGTGTCTAAGTAAAATAGGATTTTTTTTCTAGAAATTTTCAAATAATCAAATGCTCCAACAGATATTAAATTTTTAGCTGCTGTTGAATTGATTTTATCCAGAATCCAGAATAATATCTCGTTTAGGCACATGTTAGATATTTCCAGATTATTGTTTTGGATTATATCCTTAATTTTATTAAATACAGACTCTCCAACACCCTTTATATTTGTAAAACCAAAATAAATTATATCATCAATTAATTCAAACTCTTTATTCATTTTGGTGAAATCGGGTCTGTATATTCTAATATTATGTTCAATAGCATTATTTCCAAGATCGTTGATTTCTCTCATGGGGTCGATTTTATCTTTTGCGAACCTTAAATAAGATGTAAAAAATTGAAGTGGAAAATGAGCTTTTGCATATGCTGATACATAAGCATTAAGAGCATAACTAATAGCATGACTCTTATTAAAAGAGTATCTTTGACTTTTTTCTATCCAACTAAATATCTGCTCTGCTTCTGACTCATTAACCATATTAGTCTCTTTGCTTTTTTGTATAAACAAAGTTTTAATCTTGGCCATTTCTTGCGGATTTTTTTTGCCAATAGCTTTTCTCAACATGTCCGCTTCTGATAAATTGAAACTAGCAATTTTTTGACAAATTTGCATAGCCTGTTCTTGATAAACCATTTCCCCGAATGTTTCAGACAAAATGGATTCCAAAGACTCATGAAAGTAGTCGATAGATTCTTTATTATTCTTTTTGTCTATATAATGGTTACTAACAGTTTTACCATCCCTAACGGCTTCTAAGCATCCTGGTCTTAGGATACTAATAAGAGCAGCTAACTGCTCAATATTTTGTGGTTTCAGTTTTTTGGACATACTTTGTCCAAGTCTGGATTCTAATTGAAAGACACCCTTAGTGTCCCCACTACCAATAAGATCCCATGTTTTTGGACACGATAGATCAATATTTTCAAAGTCAATCATTGAGCTGAATTTAGAAATGAGTCTTTAAATTTTATTTTGGAACCTACATTACGATGTAGTCGTAAAAATCTAATTAAAATATTTGCACAGTCCTTAACATCTTTTGTTGCATCATGAGCATTAGTTTTGTCTATACCTAAATAGTCTCTTAGATTATCTAGTGCTAATGATTTAATATCTGATATGTTTTCAAACCATAACCAACTAACAGCCATTAAATCTATTTGATCTCTTGGATGAAATAAGTCGGTATTATTTTCTTTATTTGTATTATTGTATTTCTGGCTTAAACGATTGATAATTTTCATATCAAATCTAATAATATTATAGCCACAAGCTATAGGAGCAGAAAACTGACTTTTGGATTTTCTAATATTAGTGTGGTAATTGTCCAAATAATTAACAAATTGATTCCAACTATATTTTTGTTCTGGATATTTTACCCAAGAATCAAATATATTCTCTTTGGTAGTATTTTTAATTTTAGCATGCCACTCTAATATATCACTATCATTATAGAGACTGATATCAGGAGTCTTTGTATTTTCTATTCTTTCTGGCCTTAGAAATACATTAAACTCTGAATCTTTTATAATTTCTAATCTGTGAGTATCTACAATTACAGCAGATAGCTGAACAGGACTACATACCGACGGATCAGAACCATCGGTTTCAAAATCGAACACACAAATATTATTAGTTATCACTATTGATTTTCTCTACTTCTTCAATTGGCTTGATCATTACTTTTTGGTTATTGCTGAGATTAACAGCATTTAAAGTTTTGCAACATGATACTTTTTTGGGTTCGGTTTTAGTATATGTTGTATTTTTATATGTAAACTGATCTCCAACTGATAATTCTGAAAATTTCATTTTTTATAACTCCCTATTAATTGATTCACAAACATAATTTTGTCTAGCAATGCTATGCCTAGAATATCAAACTTTATTACTCCTAAACCGTCCAAATCATTCATTTCTAAACCAGCAATATTTTGATTGGTTTTAGTATCAAAGATCATTGGACAAATTGAACCTAAAGGTTTAGCGGATATTGCCACTCCAGCAGCGTGTTTTGACTGATGAAATTTGGTTCCCTCCATTCTAATAGCTTGTTCAAACCTTTTGGCAAGTGGACCATTTAATTGTCCGTTTTCGTCAATTTGACACCATTCTTTAAATTTGTCTGGATCGTTCTCTAAAGCCCACTTTATAATAGACGCCGATCCTTCTTCTTCTTTAATTTCTTGTAATTCGTCAGCTATTTTAGCCTCGTCAGGAATATGTTTAGTAATATTATTCATCTCTTCAAAAGATATATTATCATGTACCCTTAAGACTTCTTTTAAAGCCCCTCGTCCTTTGAGAGTATTAAATGTAATCATTTGAGATACTTTATCATGACCATATTTGTCTTTAATGTATTGAATAATAGTATCTCTTTGATTAATAGGAACGTCAACGTCAATATCTGGCATGGAGACTCTAGTTTTGGTATTACGACCAGCATTATAAAATCTTTCAAATAATAAATTATACTTTATAGGATCAATATTTGTAATACCTATTAAGTATGATACCAAGCAACCAGCAGCACTACCTCTACCCGGCCCAGGAATCCACCCTTTAGACCTCACAAATTCCAATATGTCTCGTACTATTAAAAAGTAGCTGGACAAACCCGCCGTTTCTAATACCTCTAGTTCGTACTTGATTCTGTCTATATATATTTGTTGATCGTTTTTATCAATTTTTTTGTCTATTTTTTGCTTCCATCCGTCACGGCATAATTGTCTTAAATATTCTGATTCATTTTTGAATTCTTTGGGAAATATAAAATTGGGCAAAATATGTTGACCAAGAGGGGAAAATGCTTCACACGCCGAATCTATCAAAAAAGTATTTTCTATCTCTTCTGTATCATAAAGCTGAGACACCGTATCATTATCTAATATATGGTATTTATCAGAATTAAAAAAATGATTAAATCCAGTATCGATATTAGATAAAATCTTTTTAGATATTTCTGGTAGTGTCGTTTTGAGAGAACTGCACAATACTATTCTCTGGTCAACATGGTCATCATTATTACAGTAGTAACTATCTATACCAGCAATACGCCTCCAATTTTCTTGTTTGCATAGTAATCGGAATTCTTCCATAACATTTAATTGATTATAATAGTCATTAAATAATTGTATCTCTATAAACACATTTTCTTCACCAAAAATACTATTCAATTGCTCAATATGATGTTTTGCTATATTTTCCCAATCTAATTTCAATTGATTATCAGAGGTTGTATTCTTCCACAAAGAAGATCCATAATATCCAGTAATACATATTAAAGAATCATTATCTACTAATTTTTGTAGATTTTCTAAATCTATTCTTGGTTTTTTGTGAAAAAATTGTTCCGAGTTAGTTTGTGATACTATATTAATCAGGCTTTGCCATCCCTTTAGATTTTTACATAAGATAGTAATCTTTGACAAAGATTCGTTTTCAGTATTTTTTATAGAAGCATCATGATCAGTAATAAAAATTTCACAACCTAAAATTGGTTTAATATTATTTGCTGTCATTTCTTTATAAAAAGCTATGGCTCCTGAGATATTGCCACTATCTGTTAAGGCGCAACTTTTTATACCAAGAGACAAGCATCTATCAGATATATCTTTAGGTTTAGATAAGCCTAATTGTAAACTATAATGAGAATGAACGTGTAATGGAATATATGACATTATTCACCAGGAGCTTTATAAAATCCAAAAGTGTGATTTGGGTGTTTATAGTATTTTATCACAGAATCGATTCCTTGCAACTGTACATCATGAGCAATTTGTTCACATTTACACATTGTTTGTCCTTTTGGAGTAGACTCTCCATCCCTATATTCTTCTAATGGATAAATATTAGTATTTTCAAATGTGGTTTTGCCAAAATGGCATAACTTTTTACACATCCAGCTTTTATTAAGATATGGTCGTTTCACGGCTTTAATTTTATCAAACTTATCTCTTAGCATTTGTTCAGTTTTTATTAGATCTGATTTTTGGAAACACATAGAAAACGGCCCGCCATCATTTATAAAATTGATTGTAATCATAATATTGTCTATATTAGGATATAGATGGCTTACAGCATAATGATATATTCTTAGTTGTGGATCATTTTCGAGACATTCTTGTGTTTTTTCTTTTCCTGTCGCCCAGTTTAATCTTCTTCCTGTTTTCCAATCTATAATTTCAAAAAAATTATCATCAATTTGTGTGATTAAATCTATCGTGCCTTTTAAGGCTAAATTTCCTTCTAGTACTCCATCTTCAGTATCATATGAATATTTTGCCCAAGGCTTATCTATGATAAAATCAAAATGTTGTTCTGGACAAATTATATTCCGATTGCGAGGATCAAACATACCATTATTAAATTCTAATGTTTTATTAACCCACTTTAAGCAATCTTCCTTATCTTTATCTTTCCATTGATGATGACTATTATTTTTTGTGTAATGGTTATATACGATATCAAATATATCTGATATACTATAATTATTAATATTAATTATTCCAGCAATATCATCAGTAAAAAGAGTATTTTTATTTTGTTCTGTTTGTTTAATAAATGCTAGTATTTCTAGTACTTTATGTACTATGGTTCCCTTATCTGCTTTTTGATTTGATGGACCTCTCCACCCAAGCACATACTCTATAAAGTATTGCTGCTCACATAAGCTATGAGTATTGAATGACGAGCTACGAAAATATGTTATTATAATTGTAATAACCCTTTCTTTTTTAGAAAAGTGAGTATAGCATAATTTTTATCTGATACAGATAAATTGTGGTTATAGACAACCAAGTCAAAATTTTTATGGTTATAGTTTGTTTGGTCTAATGCTGTTTCACTATCATGGTCAGAGTTGTGTGGATTAAGCATAAGCTTGATAACAATGCCACCAGCCTTTTTAACGGCTTCAACCTCATTAGGAAATCGACAATCTGCAATAATAGCTAATTTAGGATTTTCTGTCTTAATCTTATTAATAGTGGCTTCGGCCCAGATATTTGGTTTCATTTTTCTAAAAATATCGGTACCGACAAACTGCATCACCTCTCTGGCGGTCATTTGTTTTCCGTCCCATTGCAAATCTGTGATTTGATTTTTAAAATTATCATCGCCATAACATTGTTCGTGTGATAATCCTAAAATTTTCATACAAATATCATTTTTTAACGGATCGGCAAAGTTATATATTTTAATTCCTGTACTATTACCAACAACTTTATCATAAAAGTCAAGAATCATTTCTGATGATGATGTTTTACCGGATTGTTTTCTTCCGGCAAAAGCAATTATCTGTGTCATAAAAATACCTTTATTTCTTTTTCTATTTCTGTGGATGTCATTTCGGCTATATCATTTTTTGATATGGTAATATTTTTAATATTGTATGTTTTATGGCATTTATCATGAATTAATTTAGCTGCTTTAATACCAGCATCATCATTATCCATAATAGTAATTATAGTCATTGCGCCACTCATATCCAAAATAGTTTTCTGTCTATCTGTTAGATTTGAGCCGAATAATGCCACACTGTTATGGATATTATTTTCTTCAAGTTTCCATACATTACCAGGACTTTCTACCAGTATAACAGTGCTTGAATTCATTATATATTTTTTAGCATACCAGTAATTGTATAAATGGTCTTGAGTTTTAAAGCCAAAATTATGTCTCCATTTACTGTGTTTCCAACTGTTTTCTTCATCTGGACATTCACCATCATGATAAGATTTACATTGGGTGCATTTTTCAAAAATACTACGTCCTGTACACCCTACCATAAATTTATGATCAATATCGTATACAGGTACCACAGCCCTGTTAAACATTTCTTTATTGGCATTCAAACAATCGCCAACATCATATTTATCTAGTATGTTTTTAGCAAAATTTCTTGATAAGAAATATTCACTAGGAACACGTAAATGATTCCTAATATCTTGTCGTAGAATACCCTGTTTATTATTAATGGTAGTTTTTTGAAGAAGTTTAACATTGTTTACAAAAGTATTCTTGTCTTTTGTATTTTTATTGATTTTAATATCATCAAGAGATACATTTAGAAAATTTGTAGCATAATCCAGAGCCTCTTTAAACGAACAGCCCTCGTCGCCATCTTTAGACCAATTATGATTTCTGTTAGATAATATTCCACGAATAAAACCAATAATCGATCCCTTAAACGTTTCCTCACAGTGATGTGTGCGACACTTCCAATTGCCCCTATAAAAATCTCCTACATGATACAAATTTAATGCGCTATTATTGTCACCGCCATGTATGGGACAACTCATGGAGATAAATTTACCATTAGTCTTAAATTCGAGATTAAAATGTTCTAATAAATCTTCTATACGATCACATAATTTATCGCAAATAATTTTAATTTTATTTTGATCAAATGAAGTCGATTTTTTCATTTTCTGTTTGTTGTGAGCCAAATTGCTTATCATTAGTAACAAATCCTCCATTATTATTCATAATTTCTATTCTTGTTTTACCTTCTATAATTTTTGCACACCAACCCTTCATATGACAATTAATATAGTCATTATCCTCTATTCCTGGTCCGTGTCTACTAATTACAGGAATCAGTTTTCTGTTTCCAGAATCAGAACCATCATCCGCTATTTCTTCATCGGATTTACGTTTAAAAATGGTAAAATTGCTACACAACCATATAATTCTGTCTGATCCTGATGCTGTGTCGGTTGTTTCTTTTGTAATACCATCCCTATTTAATTGAACAAATGCGACAATTGGTAATTGATATTTACACGCAAAATTATGTAAACTCGTCATCATAAAACCCAAAACTTGATATTCTTTCATATCTTGACCAATGCCCTGACTATCCATAAGTTTCAAATAGTCATAAAAAATCACACAAGGTTTAGCAGATCCATCAGTATTTAAGCCGACCTCCTTAACTATCCATCTTTTCATAATAGATAATTGTTCATCAAACGGCTTACCCGCTATCGGTTTATAAAACAAAGGAGTCTCTTTTAATTCTTCAACAGCTTTGTTTACTTTATCTATCATTACAGTAGAATCTGTAAATTTACCAGTTTCTATTTTTGATATTTCTATTTCTGTAATCATGGCTATTAGCCTGTTTAGATGATCTTCTTTTGTCATTTCTGTATCAAGATTTAAAACTGGAATTTTTAACTTATTAGCAATATAAAATCCCATATTATCAGCTAATAGCGTTTTGCCTGTTTTTGGTCTAGCTGCTATGACATTGATTGTGCTTTTTCTTAATCCTCCACCTATAGCAGAATCATATACTGGGAATCCAGTTGAAATACCAACTTGTTTAATCGGATTATTAATTAGATTGTCTATATAGGCTTCTAAATCTGTGGCGACGTGTGCTGGACCATTATCGCTGTCTGTTAATTTAGAAGAAAAATTGAAAATACCATCCTCTGCAATGCTTAAGATTTGAGTGATACTTTCTTGTCCGGATACTTCTAAGATTTTATCTTTGGTTTCTTCTAATTCATTATAAAGCTTTCTGGCTATCTCTAGTTTTTTAATTTTTGCGGCGAAAGTTGTTGCATTGGCTTTATTGGCTGGAAAATCTAATATAGCCTTCAAGTGTTGAACTTCTTCTTTTCTTTGAAGAATATGATCAACGCCAATATCTTTAGCTGCTGAGTATAAAATACCAATATCTATAATAGTATTGGCATTTTGTTCTAGTATATGCTTTAGGCACTGAAATATAATTTTATTACTATCTATAGTAAATGTGGTTTCAGAAATTAGATCAGAAATTTCTAAAAATACAGATTCTCCATATTGACATATGGTAGATAGTAAGGCTCTTTCAGCGGAAGGGTCTGATAGTATCATTATGGTCTCAACCTGGAGATGAGGAACACCTATTACATTTATATCTGTCTGGCGACTCATACAAAACAGCAGGATTTATAGACTCAGATCTTCCACAAACCCTGCACTTGACATCTATTGTTTTAAATTGTCTATTGCGTGGTGTTGGAGGATTTTTTTGTAGCATCTTATCTATTGCTACGTCTTCCTTATGTAAATTATGAAAACCCAGAGAAATGAACTTATTTTCTGTCTTTGGTTCATTTCGTTTAATGGGTTTGATCTGATGTTCTAAATCTGATTGTGTTGGTGTCGTAGGGCTAGTCTTATTTTCAGAAGACAATCCTTTTTGTAATATAGCGATTAATTGTTTAATATCATCATTATCAAGAGGCATGTTTCACCTTTATTTTTTGTACTGAAAGTATAACATCAGATAAGTTTTTAATACCATTAGCCAGATATGATAATCTGTCCATTCTCTGTTTTGCGTATTTTTGTATTTTATGCAATGACTGTGCCTTGTCATTATGTTTAATTGCTTGGTAAGATTTTTCTAAATACCCATAACCTTTATAATTATTAATCTCGTCCGCAATCGTCTCCTTCACCGTTTCTTCTGCCCAATTATATCTAGCGATTTCTCTATTTAATGTTCTTTGTAAGTAAAAAGAGTATTGTGCTAGTCTATAAGATATTTGAGCACAATCTTCAGGAGTTAATTTTTCAATTTGATCCCTACTCATTGTGAAATATATATTGAGTTCTTGATCATTAAATCCGTGTGTGTTTTGATATTGACCAAGACCTATTGATGACTCATATTCATCTAATACTTTATCCCATTGTTCGACTTGTTCTTTAGTTGTTTGCAACGATATGCTCCCATTCATTAATAGTATTATAAGCTAGTTCTATATATGATATACCATTAACACGACACCATTCGCATTTATCTTTATCTCTCTTTTGTGCTTTTAAGAAAGACAATTTATTATTATGATAAAAGGATGAAAATGCGTAATGCTGTTCACCATGCACTTCTATGCATTTACGATTTAGTGGTAAATAAAAATCTAAATATAAAACTTCTGATTTTCTGACATGTACTGGAACTTCCTCTAAAATTTGCATTGTGGGATATATTTTTTTAAGTACTTCTCTGGCTTTAATATGATAACTAGACTTATGCTGATAAGATTTACTCATATTACCAGTTAATTGCCAAATAGAACTATTACCGTCCAAATCAATCACATTCATTATATACCCATAGTCTTTTTGACTTCCTGATAAAGATTTTCATAAATATCTTTATTTTCAATTAGAAAGTTTCTGACCTTTTCTGTTCCTTGAAATTTGTTCTTATCGTCATTCATAAACGATAGTGTGTACCAAGCTCCACCCTTATTAATTAGTCCTATATCCACAGCAAGATTGATAAGCTCCATTTCTTTATCAATACCTTTACCATATCTAATAAAAGATGTGATATTACCACCGGGAGGACCTAATGCTGAACACATAGTTTGCCATTCAACTTCTTGACCTATTTGAGTATTGTCTGTACCTAATAACCAAGGTTTAAAACTTTTGGCCCTAAGCTTAATATCTGTTTGATAAGCTATTGCCTGCCCACTCTTTTCTTTAAATTCTGCACCATATCCAGTTGGATTACCCATAAGATGGGTTATGCCAATAACAATATTTTTATTAACAGGAATCACATTGGCAACTTTTCTACAAAATTTTGCTAATAGTTTTGCCCCATCTGCTCTTTGCATCTTATCCATATCACTGGTAATTTCTGCCTCAGTACACAAAGCTGAATAAGAGTCTATTATTAGTACAGATCCAGGATCTTCATTAATAATTCTTTCGCCAATTTGTAGATATTCTTCTGCGTGTAAAATTTTACCTGTTTGAGACCCTATAACATCAAATTTATCTAAATTTAGATTCGGTATGCCCTCAATATCTCTTTTTTTCAATCTTCCTTCAATATTCAAGTAATATACATTTCTAGGCTCTGAACCAATTGCATATTCTTCTCTTTGTGAGGTAGCGGCGAAGTCTAAACTCGTTGTTGTTTTTCCGCACTTCGGTTGACCTGTTAATACAACAAAACTACCTTCTGGAATACCTCCATTTAATATTAAGTCTAGTGCTGGACTTACTGGTATAACTATATTTTTTTTATCAATAATGCTATTAGCTGATAAAATTATATCATTACCAAAATCTTTTTTTATACTATCTTGAATTGCTACCATTGTCTATGTCCTTTAATTTGTCTAGAATATTTTTTTTATGGCCGGAGTTTTGCTTACCTTCTTGAAGAAAGTTTCTATCAACAGGTGGTTTGTGCGTATGATCTTTTTGCGAAAGCTCTTTCTTCGCTTGCCTATCTACTATATCGATCAGGTGAGGCGCTCGCAATGAATAAATTTTTACGCCATCACTAGTGGATAATGCGCTAATTATAGTTTTTGGATTATATTTTTTTAATAACTTATGCGCAGTAGCAATTTGTCCTTTATATTCTTTTTCCCATTCTGATGAAACCCAAAATCTATAATGTAAATCCTTTTTATTTTTTTTTGCTATTCTTTCACATATAATCTCAGTAATGAATTGGGCAGCAGTGACAGTTTTACCATTAGAATACTTAGATGGATACTTGTTCATTTATTTGGCTTAAAAATATGATCCTGTGATCTTCCTTGATGATTAAATTTCTTTTTTGCATTATCATTGAATGCTGACGCTTCTCTAGTCATAATAGAGACATTATTGGTTTGTTTGTCTCTGGTGTGTCTTATCATTAATTCTTTAGATGATTTTACAGGTTCACTTTTGGTTGCAAGTGTATTTGTATTTTGCACATGATGTTTTTCTATATGCTCTTTTACGGTATCAATTTGTAAATTTAATTCTTCTGCTATTTCGTCGATTGATTTATTATTACTATATAGCCAATTAATAGCATATGTCGTTGATTTAGATAATTTCATTTAATTTAACTCCCTTTCGGCATTGGTTAGCCAAGCCCTATTTTTTGTTCTTAAAAACGTCAAATACATCTCAAATACTTTGGCATTGACTTGTTTAAAGTCCCAAGCCTTTTTGCCAGTTTTTGCTAAAAATTTAGCACCTGTTCCTTCTGAGTATAGTCCGATTGGATCATAGATCTTACCGTATAATCCGGTTTTGATAAAAAATTTGGTAGATTGATCACCTATAATTTTTTTTGCACACACGTTTGGTTTTTCACTATTGAGTCTAGGATTTTTATCTTCGTCTATATATTCGTGTTGTCCAATCATAGTAAAATATTCTATGGTATTATTTGTATTATCTTTTGGCCTTACAAAAAAATCTTGATTCATTTTTTAATATTCCTTCTTTTTTTATTTCCAGATGTTCCTGGCCATTTTATTTTTGGTTGTTTTTTTACCCTAGACATTCCAGAAGGTAAAGGTTTTTTATATTGATCATCTTTATAGGCATTGTGTTTACTGTATAAGGCTTGTTTTTCATCATCGCTCATTCTTTCTGAGTTTCTCAATGCTAGGTCACCAATTGTTTTTAGTTCTGTATCAGATTTTTTTACAGAAGTATTTAATGTGATAGCATCTTTGGTTATGTTTCGCTCTGTTGAACCAGATTGACATACTACACATGATGGATTTGAAATATAATCTTTAATATAGAAAAATAGCTCAAATTCAGAATGGCATTTATTACAAAAATAAGAATATGTTGGCATTAATAGTTAGATAATTGAGGCAAGTAGTTGACCCATTCTTCTGGCATATCGTCTTTTATTTTATTCAAAAGCTCACACACAGGCAAGTATTTCAAATGTTTATTGGGTTTTATTGGGATATTGCACAATGGCATATTGGCCTCTTTGGGTGTTCTATTTCTTTTTTTTCTATTACATTCTATACAGGCTGTTACTATATTTGTCCAACATGTTGCTGATCTATTATCATCATTCCATTTAGATTTCGGTATTACATGATCATATGTTAAAGTATTTATATCATATTTTTTATTACAATACTGACATGTATAATTATCTCTTATATAAATATTTTTTCTAGAAAATGTCACCAGTTGGTGATTGATCTTAAAAAATCTTTGAGTCTTGGCTATTGCCGGTATAGGGTATTTTTTATCGACCCCATTAATATAATCATTTTTGTAAAAGTCTAATATTTCTATGCCATACTTTGGATTATGTTCAAATCTCATAGACCATATCATAGCTCTTTGCCATGATATAATATTTAGAGGACTATAATCAGCATTTAATAATAAACATTCTTTATGCTTGTGTTCCATTTTCAAAAGTGTCTAATCTTGATAAGATCTTGGCTATAATAGGATTTCTGACAATATCTGAAGATTCTAGTTTACAATTTCCAATACCTTCAATTCCGTCCAAAGCGTTGATCATATTAATAAAACCTCCTTGTAGATGTCGGCTCAAGTCGGACTGACCTATATCTCCAGTAAGAATAAGTTTACTGTCATGACCTACTCTTGTCAATAACATTTTTAATTGCTCATATGATGCATTTTGGCATTCGTCAGCAACTATAAAACAATTATGAAAATTACGACCTCTCATAAGCCCTAATGGGACAACTTCGATTTTATTATTTAGTTTTAGAGACGCATATTGTGCCATACTGATAAAATGATTAATTTCATCAATAATCGGCAATAAATAAGGATGTAATTTTTCTTCTGCTGTTCCTGGTAAATATCCAATTTTTTCCCCAGCTTCTATAACTGGTCTTGTAATAACAATTCTATTAACTTTCTGGTCCAATAAATATTCTAACGCCATACCAATTGCTATATGAGTTTTACCTGATCCGGCCAAACCTTGACAAAAAGTTATGGTATTTTCAGCAACAGTTCTTATATACTCTTTTTGATTATCGCTTCTTGGTTTTAATTTATTTCTAAATATATTACCAATTTGGGTATGATTATCAATATTATTAGTTAAATCAACAGCTTTTTTCTTTTTGTTATTTTTTCTCAATGGTTACCCTTTATGAATAAAGTTAAATTAGACATGCACCACCAGCGCAACTAATTTCCTCTATTCCGACCGTGTTATCCTCCGTTTCAGATAGTTGCGTATAATCAACCTTCTTAAAACTATTAAACAGATCGCAGTATATTTTCCAATTATATACATCTTTCATACAGTAAGTTAATCTTCTAGTATCCCCATCAAAATATTTACCGGCAAAGTTTTTCATTTTTGTCACAAATATTAATTTGGATTCGTGATGATCTTTGCTTGCTTGATTCAAAGTTACATAATCACAAGCTGCCCATAGATTATTATTGAATGCATTAAGAGCTAATTCAATTAAACCAGAGCACCATAATGCAGCATCCCCATACTCTTTAACAATTTCACGACTTGTATAAACTGTTGTAAATGGTGCTTGTGGATAGTCTTTGTCTCCACTTTGTGGGATTAAACTAATACCAGCAAAATATTTACGATTATCATAAATAAATTTGGTTACATCAGTCCACTCTTCTGGTTTAACTGTGACAGTGTTGCTCACATTATGGCTAAGATATTCTTGGGTACATAATGATTTATTTTTACCAGAATAGACCCAATTTTTTTGAGTATCTTTTACAATAGATAACATTTCTACTGCTGGTAATTGATTCTTTAATTTAGCACCGTCTGGTACTTCTATTGGGAATTTAATTACCTCATCAGTATTATTGGCTGACCAACTAGACTTCTCACAGGCTTGCGGGTTTAGTTTTTTAAAGTGCTGATATGGTGCTTCTAAAATATTGGCCTGTACATGTCTTATATATCGTTTGGCGTGATGAGGATGAATACCAGAACTTGTTCCCAGCATACTTGAACTGGTGCCTTCTGGCTTTAAACAGGTCACTCTAGCGGCCTGATTGATATTGATCTTTTTTGATAAAACCTTATTAGTTTCAACGGCCACTTTAGCTCCTGTTCTTAGGATCTTTTCTGATAGTACAAGGTCATGCTTTTCCATAGTGCCAGTTAGAGAAACTCCTAATAAGGCCTCTCTTGCAAAGATTTTGCAACTGGTCTCTCCGAGATAGTCTAATTTAGTAAAGCCAGCTTGTAAAGTACCAATAATTGCTGCCGCTTTGCATCTTTCATAAAAGTCATTTTCGTCTTCTATTGATGAACAATTAATAGTAGAAAGATTGCATCCTTGCCATCCGCTTTTTCCGCTTTCCTCATCTACTGGCCACATACCTACCTCAACACATGGATTAAATGTCATTTCAGTAGAATCACTCCAAATAAATCCTGGTTCTCCAAATTCTTTAACAGACTCCATAAGTGTGTTGAATTCTTCAAACGTAACACTGTCTCTGAGTAAAAGGGCTGAATTGTTGCTTCGTGCTCTTTGGGGATTATCTATATACCAATTGCCAGTTTTAGCTTTTGCCATTTCTTCGTCATCATGACTAAACAATGCAAGACTAGCAGATCGTCTAACTCCGCCACTCAATACAGCGTCGCTACTATGCATAATAATATCATAAGCATCAATTGGACGTAATTTTTTTTGTCCATTAGCAATACAACGGTCTAGTAGGGTTCGTATTTTTTCTAAGCCGTTCGCTAATGGTTCATAACCAGGAGCCTTACCTACTCCAGAAGCCAAAGAAGATCCTTTTGGTCTAATATTAGAATAGTCAAATAATATGTGACAATTTTTATATTGTTGGAATTCTTCGATAGGTTTACTAAAGTAACTACTCAATAAAACACCTAAAGCGTCAGACCAACCCTCAATACTATCATCAATTACATATTTAGTGCCTATGTCCTCTGGAGGATTGTGTTCTAATGTTGGTAATTTAGAAACATGGTGTTTTTGTACACTAAACCCCGTACCACTACCACACAATAATAGCCAGAAACACTCTTGAAAAAATCTTAATCTGTCACAATAAGAACTTGTACAATTATATATTTTGGCATGTCTTTTTAAAATTGGTTCGCCACCAAATTGTAATGCTCTTTGGCTTCCAAGAACTTTCTTTTTATACATCATATCATAAGCCCAATCTATATCGTCTTTTATATCAAACCCACCATAAACAGTGTGCATCATATTGCGAACCCTGTCTACTGCTTCCTTCCAAGTTTCACGACGATTTTTTTCTTCGATCCAACGAGCATATTTACTGACAAATGTATAATTCTGTAGTTCTTGAAGCGAGGACATTATTTCTCCTAATAGAAAAGAATATGGCTATATCGCCAATTGATTGTGTAGATTATTTTTCATTTTAGCGATACCGTTATTAGTTATTATCATAATACACCACCCAAGTCTTTAAGCCAAGAAAGATTAGGTTGTATATAAATAATTTCTATTCCGCTCATTGAAACGAAATTTTTAAAAATATTTTTTGCTTCTTCATCGAATAAATGTGTGCCATGATTATTTGACATAACTACTTTCTTGATACCTTCTTGCCATAGTGCCATAATACAATCATTACAACTTTGACCAGTAACATATGCTATTCCATTATCTGGTCTTACAACACAGTTTGATAGAGCATTTCTTTCGGCATGAATCATCCACGGATATTTTTCTGGCCGTGTTTTAGGTAATAAATCATCATCAAGTCCGCGAGGAAAGCCATTATATCCTACGCCTAGAATTCTATCCCTAGAATCTGTGATAACACAGCCGTGCTGTGTTTGCATATCGTGACTACGTTGAGAAACAACTTTAGCCAAACCTAAAAAATAATCTGTCCACGATGGTCTCATGGAACTATTATAACAAAATGGATGGTCTGGTCAAGTTTTATTTTGTTGTGAGCTTGTTATATAAAACTAGAGATAAAACGCCACCAGCAACACCCATAATTACTCCTGCTGGAGAAACAGCTTCGTAACTTCCTAGTAGATAAAGTATGGCACCTCCCATATATGAGCCAGCAACACCTAATGCTACTGTTTTTACAAAACCAAAATTTTCTTCACCGGGTACTATACTTTTGGCGATAGAACCCACAAATAAACCATATACGCACCACACTAGAATATTAAACATTTGCTGCCTCCACTAAGGTTATGACTTCATCATCCTTGAGATCTGCTCCTGTATCTAACATAGCATTTAATAATTGCATACCATATTTAGCATATTGTTCTTTTGATAATTCTCGTCTTAATATTCTTTTTATTCTCATTTTTGTAAACATACCACGACGAGAACTATATTCTTTGATTTCTGATCCATAAAGATTGTATTTATCTTGAGCAGTATACTCGCCAGATAGTTTATTTTTATTGCACTCTTGTAGTACTCTGATAACTGTTAGAATAATACTAATCATCATAAGTATAGCAATAACACTACCAAATTTTTCGTCTTCGGGTACTCCAGCTTTATTTAAAACTTTGGCAGAAATAGCTTTTAACTTTTCATTATTCATTTTCGTATTACTCTGCATCCATTTGGAGTACAAATAGTACCACTTTTAATTACACCGGCTTGAGGAAGACTCTGCATATGTGTTCCTGTTTCTGGTTCACAATATCCACAATCAACCATCTTGATACCGTCGCCACTAAGATACTTACCAGTACCCTTGCATACTGGACAATTTTTTCTCTTATATTTTGTATCTGGCATTTCGATATGTGTTGATTTGATTATTCCACCAGCCAGAACAACAGATGCTGTAGTAGATCCTTTGTATTGAGATGATCCAAATAATACGGTTGCTATTAGTACCAACCCTAATAATTTATTCATTTTTTACTCTTGGAAAGATTCTTTTTCTTTTTGGTTTTGGATGATCCACGCTATCATCAGCTTCTGTCTTTTCTGGTACTATTAATTTAAGTACCGCCAAGATAAAAGTTAATAGCATACTAATTAGTCGTTGCAAAGCGATTCTATCTATTAGTCTCATTATTATACACCTTATAAGTAATCAAACCCATAATCTGGTAATTTTTGTACAGGAAATCCATTAAAATTACTAAAGGCATAAGTTCCATTTTGTTTAATCATGCCTTCTGCTACGTCACTATGAATTAAGAATGAACCATCTGGAATTGGACCCCATTCTGGATGACCACCATCATTCCACTTGCCCCAACTGTTTTGTACTAAAAATGCTGTTTCACCATTGGTATCATCGCAGGCTATCCAAGCCATACAATGAGCCCAACTACCACTAGTTCTAGCAAAACCCTTACTATCTCTTTTATTACTAAAACCATAATTAGAACAGACTGCTAATCCGTAGCCATTCGCTAATGCGTCTCGTGCTTCTTCGACACTTTTAATAAGTGATGTGGTTCTAATTTGATGGTCATTAGCTAAATCTAATACTTTATCTGGAACACCACGACCACCCCATCCGGCACCTAGCATTCCGTCATATTTACTCAGATCAACAACACCCTTATAATTTTTACGAACAAGTACTCCGCCAATCTTATTAACAAATTCAGCAGCTTTACTGCCTGTCATACCTTGACCACTCCAACCACGAGCACCATAAATGGCTTCGGTTGCTCCTCTTGCTACCCAACTTTCCTTTTCACCTAATATATCAATCTCTACTGCTCTACTAATATCACATGCGTTTCTTGTGCCGTGTGAGACACAGTTGTGTGAAATTATTCCATTTGCTATAAAAGAATGATCATCTTTAACGTTTATACAATAAACATTATTGGTATAAGTTTCTTTTATTATTTTACTTATGGGAGCTAATAGACCTAAACTACAAGTTAACCGATTTTGTTTAGAACGCACTTTTGTCATCGTTGATAGTTCGGGATAAATCTTATATACCTGATCCCCATATAAATCTACCTGATACGCTTCTTTGCTTTTGTTTCTTGGAGGTCTAATTGTAATGGTATGTTGAATTTGTAAAGAAATTAATATATCTGAAATATTATGTATCAGTGTTTTAGATACCGATACTCCTACTAATTTTCGTCTTTTTTCTGTGGTAACACTACCATCTCCATCAGACCAGCCTCTTAAAAATGATAGCTTGTGCCATTTAGAAGAATTAAGAATTTCATTATCGAGATTTTTGGTCCATTGATTACCTTTAACAAAGTGAGCAAATAGTCTGGCTACAATAATATTGGAACATCTCACACAACAGACATTTTGATCAACACGATTAAAAATACTAGATTTAGCACCAAATATATCAGATAACAAATATACTATACGGTCTCTGAGTTGAGTTTCTTTGATATTTAGATTAAATGTTATTCTTTCTTTATTTGCTCCATCAACACCTCCTTCTGCGGCATAAAGTCCTATAAGCCACATAAGATCATTAGAAAGTTTGATAAATCTTTTAAGTTTATTCTTACTAAATTTAACTCTAATAGTATCATTAATAATTTCATATTTTAAATCTGAAATATAGTTACTTAGATCTAAGATTTTATCATCGACCGAATTATTATTTTGTTTTGGCAAAACTAATAGATCGCCTTCCTTTAAAGATTTAGCTTCTATCCATTCATAACCACTATCATTAAATACCATGACTTTGTGATCATTTGTCATAGATAAAATTTTATCATACTTTTTAATATGTACATGGTTAATTTGTTTTTCTGTTGGCAATTTATTAATTAGTTCATAAACCGGTTTAGGTCTGTTATTGTGTGTAATAACGCTTTCTCCAATTTGTATATCTTCGATATTTTTAAAAGAACCATCAGACATTAATACTTTGGTACCTTGGATTAAACAATCACCAGTAACTTGTCGTTCTTCATAAGGTTTTTTATCAAACTTCAATACGCTTTTGTATGGTGTTGATAATTTACCTTTACCACTATTTGTTATTCTAGAACTAGCATCACCAAAGTATGGATATTTTAAAATTTCCATTAAGTGATCAAATTCTAGTTGATTCCAAATAGCTCCTTGAAAGCCTTGTCTATAGTTATTATAAAGATCAATTGGTGATAGTCGAGCCATTTATTTTGCTCCTTGTGAACAAGCCCACGCCAATGCTTTAAAACCCTCAGCAGCCTGAATGCGGGATTCTCTATTTAATGCTACACTATCATCGCCAATAGCCTCAACTATTACAGCCTTACAAGCTTCTGCTAATTTAGGATATTTATTTTTAATATCCAGTTTGAGCATAGTTCCCGCTAATTTGTTGGCTTGTCTAATTTCTTCTGTATTTTTAATAACCTCATCATCACCATCTAAGGTTACAAGAGTTGCTAAATCTACATATAAACTAGATAATCTTTTACCATCAGTTTTACGATCAGGATCACCGTCTTTTAAAACCCTAACAACCTCATCAGCTTTAGCTTTTAAGCCTTCTCTAACCGGTGCAGATAATTCTGCAATATCAACAACAACAGGTTGTGGACGATCTACCAATGATCCAAGATCAGGTTTGAATAATCCAATTCCTATTAGTATAAAAGCTAATGCTAATAATAATGTTTTAGTATTCATGTTGACTCCTTATCTCCACAAACAACAGGACTTAAAAATGGAAACATTTGATCAGCAACTTCAACCGCTTTGTCGCAGCCACATTCAGACGCTAAATCTCGTGTTTGTTTCCAACTTACAATGAGCTTAAAAAATATATCCTCTTTAGTTGTAACTACAGGTTTGACTGATGGAACAACTACAGCAACAGGAGTTACAGGTTTTAATGGAGATACATTCTTAAATTTTTCTACTAATCCGCCTAGAAATGTTTGAACAGGGCTTAGTTTATCCTTAAATAATACCCATAGTATTAAACCAACACCGGCATACAGGGCCAAATCCATTGGTCCAACCTTGCTAGCAAACTCTTCAAAAGTTTCTGTGTAATTCATAGTCCAGCCTCTCTTTTAATAAAAACCCCAGTATTTCTAAAAATTGTAACAGTAGCATCAATAGTAGCGCCCACCATAATCATGAGGATATTTTTGATGTACTTATGTATAATAGGCTCAACAAGATTAGGAACAAATGGAACATCTACCACTAAAAATACCTTATCGTAAAAACTATTTAATAGTTCTAATGCTATGGCCTTTTTATCTGGACCACTCAAATCATTAGCTACTTTTTCTATAATTTGAACTAAACTTGCCGTGGCCAATTGTAATAGTTTCCACGCTTCACCAATCGCTATATTTTTAATGCCTGATATTGAATTTTTTGTTTCTTCTGTAATCTTATTAAATTCTACTAAAATTAATTCTTTCGGTGTCATACAATAGTTTCTCCAGTATTGATATTTATAGTACCAAGATTTTTAGGTATTGGTAAATTTGTTTCTTTGCACATACAGTTCATACGCATTCTAGATTGAGTATGATCAACATCATAAATTCTCGTACTATTGACCTCTGGATCGCCTTCACTAGCACCAGGATTAATTTCTGTGTATCCTAAATCTACTAAATGTTTTAATGTTAATCTGCTTAAAACTCGTTTCTCATTTGGCTCTGGAGCGTATCCAATCATCAATTCGTCCCAAACTCCATAATAAAATGGTTCTGTAGATTGTTGTAATCTCAATCCATCTTCCCAATGACTATCAACAGTAGTTATATTGCCCTGAGCGGCTCCTCTATTTTCGAGAGGTGTTTTTGTTCTTGATAATCCAGTTATACTATTATAAGCGGTTTGTGTTTGTGAATATGCTGTACCATTTAATAAGTGATTAATTGGTCGAACACCACCAGATAGAGTGCTATATTCATAATTCCAATAAACTCCCAGCCCTAATGCATGACACAACTCGTGCGCAAAAATATCTACCCAATTTGAATGATTATATCTATTTTGATAAAAGGTATTTACTCCCATAACATAAGAAATTGTATTGGCTTTTACCCCTGGCAATCCATAAACCTGAGCAAATGAGTCGATGCCAGCATATGCAACGAATGGACCATCTTCTTCATAATGAAAATCAATATAAATTGGAAAAGCTCCACTCCATTCAGCACCATAAAAATTACGTATAGCCTGTACAACAGTATCATCATATTTAATGTATTTAGATAATCTATTAGTAGCTTCTAATATATATTCTTTCCATGGAGATATGGCTGTTATATTATTATAGTCTGCATGAAATTGTAATATTTCATCTAATTGACTATTATCAAATAATATTGGAGGAGTTTTAGGCGTGACAACATTACTATTATCAGAATATGGGCCAGTTCCAACAGAATTAATAGCAGCAACCTTAAATATATAAGATGTGTTATTAGTTAAATTATCTACTATATAACTAATTTTATCACTATTTATAGTAGCAACATCTGTCCAAATTGATCCACTATTTGTCGATTTTTGAATTTTATATGAAATAATTGTTGAGCCACCATTGTCTGATGGTTGTTTCCAATTTAATACAGCCTTGGAATCTAATGGTTCAGCTTTAAGATTAGTTGGTTTTTGCGGCACTGTTGGCTGAGGAGTAACGCTAGAACTTGCAGAACTATATGGGCTGCTACCAATAAGATTTGTGGCTGATACTCTAAATTTATATGAGGTTCCATTTGTAAGTCCTGTTATTAATACGCTATTTGATGCCACTGCTGATCCATTATTTGATAATGACCATGAAGCGCCATTATTTGATGATTGCTGTATTGTATAATTTAATATGGGTAATCCACCAGTATTAACTGGAGCATCCCATGATAATAATACTGATTTATTTTTCGATACACCCTGCACATTAGATGGAGCATCTGGTGGTGGTGAACCAGGAACAACAGGGATAGAATTATCGCTATATGAACTAGTGCCAATATTATTCACTGCTGCTACTCTAAAAACATATGATTGTCCAACTGTGAGATTTTCTACTGTCATTGAAGTATTTGATGTAATTGAAGCATAAGTAATCCAATTACTTCCATCATTATATTGAATTAAATAATATAATATTGGAATATTTAATCCTCCGGTATTTGTTGGTGCTGTCCATGATATGGAAACTGAACTATTACCCAAACCAGTTATTTGCATATTTGTTGGACTGCCGGGAACACTTGTTGGTCTAATAATAATTTTATTACTCCAAACACTACTACCATCTGGTATATTATATTTTTCACTACCAAATACATTGAATGCTCTTATTGTTAATGCATAATATAATCCGTTAGTTAAATTAGAAACTGTAAAACTATTAATATTATTAGTATTATTAAATCTTCTTCTAGATAGTTCAAAAGGAGTAATGTTTTGAGGTGTTGGTATATATTTTTGTGCTTCTGCTAGTGTTTTAAATCCAGCACATCTAATAGCATACTCAACTATATTTTTTCCACCATTATTGGTTGGAGGTGTCCAATTAACTAAAGCGGCACCACCGCCACTAGCAGGACTACCAACAAAAGATGTTGGTGGTGATGGTGGAGCAAATACTAACACAGAAATAGGAGAGGTTGTTGGACTCCAGCCGTTTTGGTTTTTTGCTGAGATTCTGCATAAATACGTTGTACCATTTGATAATCCTGATATAGTATAACTAAATATATTAGAAGATATACCTGTTATTGGTGTCCATGAACTGCCACTATTGCTAGAATATTCAATTTTATATTCACTAATTGGTGTGGCTCCAATATTGGTAGGAGATTTCCAATTAACTAAAATACTATTGATATTATTTAAAGCGGTTACATTTACTGGTACTGATGGAGTTACAGTTAATGGTTTTACCGGAGATGTTTGTGGGCTGTATGGACCAATACCAAAAGTATTCGTTACAGCTATTCTAAATATATAAAATAGATTGGGATTTAATGATGATATTGTGGTTGTTGTTACTGTGCCATTTATTCTTCCTGGTGGTGTGGGGAACGTTGTCCATGATGAGCCACTATTTGTACTATATTGTATTGTGAAAAAACTTCTACTAGGAACACCAGGAAGCTTATTCCATCTTAAAACTATAGATAAGATTTTGGGAGTAACAGAGGTAATAACTGTTGACTGTGTGCTCATTTTTTAATATTCTTTCTTTTGGTGGTTGTAGTTTTCTTTTTTGTTGTTACTGGTTTAATATTATTTTCTTTATTATCTGTATTGATATATATTTTTTTAATTTCTGTTCTGCCTTTTATATATCTAAATAATACACTTAATTGTCCAATAATTAGTATCAAAGCCTCAAGACCTCTACTAGTTTCTTGAATAAGATCTTCTTTTTGAGAATGATCATTTAATATGCCTAATAAATATAATCCACTAAATAAGAAACTTACTAATGTAAACCAGAATTCACTAGTCTTGTATCCTGGTTTTATCATCAGACATCACCACCATCTACGCCTGAGCTACCGTAGTAATAACTAGGATCATCAAATCTATTATCGTATTTAGATTCTATATCAGCAATGACAGGAGTATTTTTTACATAAGTATTTAGAACAGAATATTTACCGGTATTAGAGCATGTAACAATGGCTGTGCCATTTTTTAATAGATTTTCTGAAATTGCTTTAGTAATATCATTAGCCATAATATTTTCCTTATTTTAGAAGATATTTAATATTTAGTTTATTGTGACAGTACCGTCTTGATTCATAGTAAAATTACCGATTACTGAATTGCCTTCGGCTATTGCTTCTGGTTTTACTGTTGCCAAGAGTTGACCTAGTTTGTAATGTAACTCAAAAACCTCTTTAGCATCAGTTCCTAATTCAGCAGCAATTTGTTCTGGAGTTGCACCAGTACCGTTTTGCCAAAATGTGTTTGATCCACGATTAAATGCGTTGACCATTTGTTGATATGTTTGTCTTGTGGTTTGAATTAGTCTATTAGCGGCCAACTTTGCTGGCGACATTGGGGCTGGAACATTATTTTGATCTAATATACTCATTTTAATTTCTCCATATTTCTAGATTTTTGTACTTATCACTCAAAAATTTACCAAGAGTTTTTTCACTATCATGAGGTACAGGATTTACTATTGGGCGAATAGAGTGTAGATTGGGAATTCTATGAACACCTTCATCGTCCTCTTTAGTATACTGTTCAACATTATTAAAATTGTGATTAAAGTAAGGCAATTCTAAATAATCATACACCAACTTCATAGTTTGTGCTGGCGTTGATGTTAATGCGTCAAATTCCAAAAAAAATAACTTATTCTTATAACCACGACTTATAGCATCTTTGACTCTGTTGTAGGCTAATCCTACTGGCTGACTTTGATTTGACCATATTTCACACCGACCTTCCACAGTTTGAGCTTTAAAATAATCACTTTGTTCAAAATTCCATTGAGAAAATCCTGTGCTTTTTCTCCATAATTTTTCAAAACTACTTAATATTTCATTTAAATTACGTACCGGAACAATAATTTTAGGAGTATATCCCAAAATAAATTCCATCATTTCTATTAAGCTTAACCAGCCCCTGCCCTTATCTATTAACAAGTTTTTATCTGTAGTATGATAATTATTAAGAACAGATGTTAGTACTCTTTTTAATTGATCGTAATCCACACCTTCTGCTTGATGTTCAATTAAACGATCCCACTGATTGCGTATATTAAATAAAATGTCGTGGCATCCGCTTGTAGCTTTGCTAACAAACAAATTATCATTTTGAGCCAATATGTTGCAAAGTAGTGTGCTTCCTGATCGTGGAAGTCCGCTAATAAAAAAGAAATTTTTCATAATATTCTCCTATGACTATACTATATTATAGCCAAGCGATCAACCATACGCAATTTCTACACCATCAACATGAGCAACCCAGCGAATAGTTTCACCAGTTTGCCCGATCACATTAATTTGAAGAGCATCATTTGTATCATCGGCTGTTATTGATACATCATAAGAAGCGTCATCTTCAACATCTGTGCCTAATATACTAACTGTTCCTATAAGGCTTGTGGTTCCGCTTATGTTTTTAATTGCTACTTTACGAATATAATGAATGGCTTTGCTACCACCATTAATAATACCAGCAATAGAAACTGTAGCAAATAAAGCCTTGCCAGACGGAATAGTTAATCTTATACTGTTACTATCAAGAAAGAGTTCTGTTGGTGTGTCATCTGACGTAATTTGACGTAGAATAAAATTTACTCTTTGTGCATCACCGTCAGATGCAAAACTTCCGGCGGAATATGCTTGCATTCCGTACCTGTCGGCTTTAGCCTGTAACCCGCCGCTTATGGTGCTGCCGATGGCGCTAGCATTGTTGTTATTGCCGCCACTCACAGTGCTGTAGTACGCGCTGGCGGTATTACTGCCGCCGCCACCAATCGCAGAAAGGGGGCCACTGGCCGTGTTGCTGTTACCGCCGCAAATGCTGGCATAAAAATTTGTGGCGCTGTTGTAATTTCCGCCACCAATAGTGGCATACAAAGCACTGGCGGTGTTATGCGAACCGCCGCCAACAAAACCTTCGTTTTCCGCCGTGTTGTAACGACCGCCGCATACAACGGAATAAGGAGCGATAGCGGTGTTGTTTTGACCGCCGCCGATAAACGCGTAGTCGCTCCCGATAGGAATTGAATTGTAAGATCCGGCGCTAATTCCGGCGTATGTGCTTTCAACAGTGTTCTGATAGCCGCCGCCGATAAACGAGTAGTCGCTGAACTGAGCGTTGTTATTTTTACCACCTCCAACCACAGCATACGAACCGCTAACCGTATTGTTGTCTCCACCACCAACAACGCTACTGCCAGCGTTAACACCTACACTATTGCCGCCATTAGTTGGTAAAATATTAAAATTTTCGTCAAGTATATATGGAAATGCTGGAAATAGTCCGCTAACACTACTATTAAAATCTGTTATATTTGAACTGGTATGAGTATGTCCACTAACGCTAACAAATACATTATTTAATGTTAAGCCTGTTGTAAAATTACCACTAGAGGCAATAAGATTGCCGCTTGTTGTAACATCATTATTACTATAATTAATTGCCATTTAACTTCCCCCCATGTTTATAATAATTAATAAGATTATGGACTACCAGTACTAACCTGACTAATATCAATTACTGCCACCCAACGTATAGTTTTGCCACTTATTCCAGTAACATTTATGTCGAGTGTTTCAGTGGTATCATTAGCAACAACTGTTATATTTGCTGAACTAAGAGAGCTTTCCGCAAAACTTTCAGTAATTAACCCACCAATTAATGATGTTTGAGCCGATGCATTTCTTCTTATTCCTCCTCTGAATATCCACCACCCTCCCTCGTTATCAGTATCATTATATGCGCTGACTTTAATTTCGAATGTCCATGTTGTTTTGGGTGGAACCGTTATTGGTCTTAATGAGCCATCAAGATATAGTAACGCCGGTGTATTTGTATTAGTGCTTCTACGAGCCACTAAAATCATATGTTGTGCATCTCCGTTAGCAGCAAATTTGCCAGCGGCGTGACATAATGCTCCATAATGACTAGTTTTGCCATTAAAACCTCCGGGTATAGTAGCATAATTACTATTATAGGATTCATTTTGATATCCTCCGCCTATAGTATTGTGTGATGCATACCAGTGTATGTAATTGCTTTGTCCACCACCAATCGAACTGTATGGAGAATAATCTTCTACTATATTCGAACTACCTCCAGCTATAGTATTGGCGCTGGAATTAGCGCTATTTTGTTCACCACCACCAATAACAGTGTATGTTCCCCCAGCATAATTATTAATGCCACCAACTACCACATTATAATTACTTGTAGTCTCATTATCATCACCACCACCAATAAATGAATAGGATCCATCTGATATGTTATTTGCTCCGCCACAAATTACACTATAGTCTCCTTTAGCAACCATGGTTCCTGTTGATCGTACAGTTTGCCAATCATTAGCATATTCACCCCTAACATTTCCACCGCTATCTCTCTGTATGGATCCTATACCAGAAGGTTGAATAATTATATTTCCATTAGAATTTTGACTACTAATAGTATTACCGTCTAACCTCAAATTATCGATATCAATAATTCCACTAACCGCTAGTATAGTTCCGTCAAATGTTAAATTGGTTTCGGCATTAATTTCATTAGATGTTCCAGTACTAGTCAACACCCGATTATCTGTATAATTTGTTATTATTATTCCGCCACTAGATGCTATGGTATAGATTCCACTATTTGTAGATACTAATATCCCACTACCAGAAACAATATCTTTAACTGGTAATAAACCACTAACAGAATTACTAAAATCTGTAATATCGGCAGAAATGTGGTTATGGATAGAGTTAGCATAACTTCCGCTGGGTTGTAGACCAGTAACACTTATCGTATAGATATTATTAACGAATGATGTTGTGACATATCCACTACCACTAATACTAGGTAACAGACCACTAACACTACTATTGAAGTCAGTAATATTACTACTAGTATGAGTATGTCCATTTAGACTAACACCAGTACCATTAACATTTAATGATGTAAAACTACCACTAGCAGCACTTAATAATCCACTGCTAATTGTTAAACCATTAGTAAAAGTATGAACAGCATCAATAGAACGAGCCTCATTGATATGAATATATTGATAGTGGTCATCATCACCTAATCCGAATAAGTTGCCGTGATCATTTTGACTAACACCATAAGTTGCCGTAATAATACTTTTGCGTAAATCTAAGATACTTTGTAAACTACTCTTGGGAGTATTGGTAAATGTATCATTAGTAACAAAGATTAATCTGTATAATGGTCTTAATTCATTTGTTGGAATATTTGTGAGATTAATATCACTCCAATTATTATTATTCTCAGCGGACTGTAAGCTACTATCTTCTCGTTGACCCATAATAGCTAATATAGGATCATTAATATCATTAGTACCAACAATCCACATGGCAAAGTATCTATTATTAGTAACATTTGGTGTTGTCCATGTTCCACCAGAATATAAATTATACAATGCTCTAGTACCATTATATTTTAATGGATATGTTGTCGCGACATCTCTCACCCACTGTCCAGTAGATCCAAGATGATAATAAACTGGAATATAAGCTATTGGATTTAGCTGTTGAATAAATGCTCCAGCGCCTGTTCCATTGGTGATATTAATAATAATATCTTCTTGATAAAGAGTACCATCACTAATATCAATTTGAGCATGGCTGTTAGAGCTTCCATTGCCAAGAAGAGTATATCCACCAATACTTAATCCGTCAATATATTGCATACCGAAAGTGTTATGTATCCACTTATGGGTGCTACTATCCATTCGTATGCCGTGACGCTCTTCACCAAAGAATGTGCTTTGATTAATGTCGCTATTCCAATGAATATAGGCGATTGGAACGTCGGTATCAAAATTAAAGCCTGTGGTTTTATTGCTTAACAATCCAGTACTAGTATCAAAATGAAGATAATTTAGTGCTGTGCCGCTTCCTATAACAATGCTTTCACCCAATGTTTTGGTAACTTTAACGCCTTCAATATAAATATCATAACTAGAACCCGTAGGAGCAATTGTAAATGTTCTTGAAGAATCATCAAAAGTTATAACACTATCAACTCTATTAACAAATCCTTGAGGTTCTAAACTAAGCTCATTAATTTGAGTATGAAGATTATCTAATGTTAAGGTGTTAGCGGCGTCATTATAGGTTAATTGAACACCTGTTCCGGCCACTAAAAAACCACTACCCAAATTATCTTGAATAGTTTCTAGAATTACACCACTAACATCAGCATTAATGGTATAAACACCACTAGTTGATGATACGGCTATTCCGCTACCAGCAATTATATCCTTAACTGGCAGTAGTCCACTAACACTACTATTAAAATCTGTAATATCTGTACTAACATGAACGTGTTCACTAGGATAACGACTAAGTTCAACGTATGGACCAATTAAATTATACACTCTAACATGGCCACTATCATAATCAGTATTACCATCATTGAAAATAGCTCCTATAGCTAAAATATTACCATCGCTATTTAAGCTGACGCTGATCCCACTATTATCATTAGCTGCTTCGCCATCAATATCGCTTGCCAATTGAATCCATGAGCTTCCATCCCAATAGTATACTCTAACATGGCCACTGTCGGCGCCATTATCATCATTACCATTTGCGCCAACTGCTAGAATATTACCATCACTATTTAAACTAACACTATATCCGCTAGTATCATTAGCAGCTTCACCATCAATATCATTTCCTCGCTGAATCCATGAGCTTCCATTCCAAGCATAAACTCTAACGTGACCACTATTGCTACCATTACCATCATTATAGATAGCTCCTATAGCTAAAATATTGCCATTGCTATTTAAACTAACGCTATACCCACTAAAATCATTAGTTGCTTCACCGTCTATATCGCTTCCTCGTTGAACCCACAAAATACCGTTCCAAACATATACTCTAACATGGCCACTATTACTACCGTTATCATCATTGCGAGTTGCCCCTATCGCCAAAATATTGCCATCACTACTCAAACTAACACTATATCCACTCAAATCATCCGCTGCTTCGCCATCAATATCTACTCCTAGTTGAATCCATGAACTTCCGTTCCAGCTATATACTCTAACATGACCACTATTACTTCCATTACCATCATTAAAATATGCTCCTATAGCTAGAATATCACCATCACTATTTAAATTAACACTAATACCACTATAATCACCAATAGCTTCACCATCAATGTCTGTGCCTAATTGAGTCCATATAGTTCCATTCCAAGAATAAACCCTAACATGACCTGTGTTAGTATTATTGCCATATGCTCCTATGGCTAAAATATTGCCATCATTATTTAAAGCAACACTATATCCACTATAATTGTAAGAGGCTTCTCCATCGATATCGCTTCCTCGTTGAATCCATGAATTACCATTCCAAACATATACTCTAACATTACCACTATCATTACCATTATCATCATTATCAGGCGCACCAACAGCTAATATGGTACCATTACTATTTAAACTAACTGACGCACCACTAAAATCGCCAGCCGATTGACCATCTATATCATTTCCCAACTGAACAGAATATGGCGATGAAACATATCGATAAATTTTATTGGTATCTAATGTAACATATATTGTACCACTAGTTCCAACCGTTGCTAACAATGCTCCATAATCAGCAACTTCTACTACATCATTAACACCGTCCAAAGCATTTTGTAATCCAGAAACATCAGAAATAATATGACTATGACCATCAAAACTAACACCACTAGTACTAATAGTTAAACTATTTGCTAAATCGTTATAATTAATATTAATACCAGTTCCAGCAACTAAAAAACCATCTCCTAAAATATCTTCAATATCTTCAGGATCAATAGTAGCACCCGCATTAAAGTAAGCTAAACTATTCCATGGAGTACTTCCATCTCCAATTTTTAATTTACCAGTATCTTTTTCATATCCTGGTTCACCCAATCGTAAAACTTCACCACCGGGTTGAGGTTCACTTGCTGTCCATTCTGCTGCTGTTCCACGACGTAATCTAATAATACCATGTTTGTTGTTTGACATATTATGTTCTTTCTATTCTATCTTCTAAGGCTTCTAATGTTTTACCTAAGGTTGCTATTTGAACTTTTAATTCATTCATCACATCAGTATTTCTTTGTAGTGCTGATGCAAAAGCTGCCTGTGTTTCTTTATTACTAGCTAATCTTTCCATAATAAATTGACGATCAATAAGATATGGACTATCATTTTTAACAATTTCTAATACTTCACTTTTGGTTACCATTTTTCGGCCTATTGTTACCCAAAATCCTAACATCGTAACAATTATACCAATACTGGTTGTTGCAATATTTTCCCAAAAATGAATAATAGTATCACTCATAGATAGTGTCTTTCTGTAAAAAAATATAAGCTAGCGATATATTTACCACTAACTTATATTACACTAAACTTTTAATTGAGTATCAGAAATTGATCAGCCGGTTTTCTTTTTATAAGCATCCGTAACAATCTCAGGACTAGATGTTTTATATGTTAATTCACCAGGAACATCTCGTGTTGGACGAGCAGCATCATCTTGACTAAATGTATCAATAGCAACAACAGGATAACCAACATCAAATTCCCCACTATATTCATTCCAGTGACCTTCTCTAATAGCTGTTGTTAAGCGACGAGTTCTAACTCCGTCGTTACAGCCCATTCCACAAGCTTTAATATAATGAATACTTTGGATTAGGTCTGGTTGTGATGCTCCACTTAATAGAACACTATTTGCTGATCCATTAAGTTCTGTTGTTACTTTTTTAGCAATTGGACCGGGATTATTATAGGCTAATATGCCACCACCGTAAACTTTTTCGATATCGTTTGTATCAACAACTGATGAACCAAACACACCAGCATCGTATCGTGATACACTAACGCCATCTAAAAGATTGGTATTTGAAGCTTTGGCAACTGAACCACCATTACCACCAGCACCACTACCACTAACATTTGGAGGTACTGTATTATAAGGACTACCATCGGTTTTGACTGCGACTACTTGTGAAATGGCCATTTTATTTCTCCATATTATATTAGTAAAAAGATCAATATTCTTTTACACCAAATTTAAATGATATTTTATTTATTATTATATCAAGGTTCAGGTGTTGGGGTTGGCGTAGGAGTTGTATATGTTGGCGTAGGAGTTGTATATGTTGGCGTAGGAGTTGTATATGTTGGCGTAGTGTTGTAACAGGGATCAACACCTGTTTCTTCCAAACATTGTGAATATCCTTCACATAGCTGTTGTGTAAAAGGTACGCACGATACCGTCGTTGTTCCTGTCTCGCATTCGCCGGGGCCTATTATAGGATCAGTGGTTACACATTCAGAACAATCATCAACAACACGATAACGATAATACCATTGAGAGCGAGCGGCCGCTGCTCCTGTCTCACGAAATGGTTCGGACGAATTATAACACGCTGTTCCAGGATAATTAATATGATCTTGAAAAATACCAGAAGTACCAACACATCCACCAAAAGTGTCACCAACAACATAAAGAGTTCCGTATGGCTGTTCAGACGGAACAAGCTCTGAAGTCATAGGACTAGCATTTCCTCCTTCTGTCCATGTTACGTTATAATAACCATCTACTTTCTCAGTGCATAGGAAGCGATTATAAGAATCGCATATGCACGGATTGATTGTTGGTGTTGGTGTAGTTGGCGTAGGTGTTGGCGTGGTCGGTTCAAAAATAACACATTCTTCACAAACATTATCTATTATTCTACGATTAAATCGATTATAATTTATTATTAATCTTTTAGACATAATATTTATTCATCATATTTTTTTAAAATGGATTATCTAATGCTTGTAATATAAATTTTTTATTTATACTCTCTTCTAAACCATCAGCTTCTGCTTGTTCATCAAATAAAATAACTGGATATAAATATTTTGATGGTGCTATTCCGCCAACATTTGTTGCGCTATTAATTTGACCAAGATCAATAACCTGATTTATATTGTATACATTCCCACTTGCCGGTATCAAATCACCATTACCAGAAACAACAAATCCTGGAGCATGATTATAATTTTCACCGCCATTATACCAACATGCCCACCCTTTTTCAGATCTTGGAGGTTTATCATTACTTTGTATAATGACTTCTTTCATTAATGCCATATCATCAAGAATTAGATCCGGTGCTGATTCATTGTTTGGCATTACACTAGTTATTGCGCCAGGAGCATTTGGAACATAAAATGCAGGACTTATTGAACGTCCAGACCTGATTGGTCTGGCATAAGTATTAGCACTATTCGCATCTCTGCCTTTTAAAGTATAAGGCAACATCATTAATCTATTATATGAATCTGTAAAGCCAGGATCGGTTGCATTCTCATTAGGTTCAAAATATATTCTTAATGTTCTGTTAATTGGCTTGCCACCCACTATAACTGCATATGTTAAATTTATATAATCTATATAACAATCATATTTATAGTCTATATTATCAACTTCATATCTGTATCCTTGTGGACACGGACATCCGTCTTTACATTTAAAATTAGCTGTACCATGAATTTTATTAATAAGATTTTGTAACGTATTAGCTGTTTCTACAATTTTATTATCAATACTTGTGGTTGAATCCTTAATATAGTCATTAATAGTAAAATTATATGAAAATTTATCTGCTAGTGATCTAGCACTAAGACTATTATTAGGAATATCCAATATTTCTGACATATGATCGTACATATAATTTATAGTGAATTCTCGTGCTACTTCATTTCGTCTTGCCTGCCACTCTGGCGTGTCAGCACGAATACGTCCTAGTTTGGCATCTTTCTGTATAGCCTGCTGTAGATCAAGAACGTAACCTGGAGGCATTGTAAGAGTTCCAAGATCATCGGACACATATTCGACTTCTGGAGGTTTATCTTTAAAATCAAATACTGATGCACTATAATGATATTTCAGTTTTGTTGTTTCATTTGTTTGATTATTTATTCTATTAATATGAAAAACTATATCAAGACGATCTTTTACTTTTATACCAATTCTTACATTTCTTGTGGGTGCGTCCGGATCAGTAAGATTATTAAAACTAAATTTCATAGTGGTATAATGCTCGTCTCCTGGATGACCATTAGGATCACCAGAATCAGTTCCAATCATAAAAGGTCCAAAAGTATCAAAAAATAATTGTAATTTACATAAGTCAAAAAAATCAATATTGATACTAGCGTTAGTTTTTTTATTAATAGCAACCAGCTTTAAATCTGTTAAGTATGTCAATGCACTAAAATCAAAAGTATCTATTTTCCCAGATGATGTTGTAAAGACTATTTTAGTAATAGATTTTTCTGTAAACAATTTATATAATACATTATTTAATGGTCCATTGTATTGTAATAATGAAGTGCCAAACACAATAGGATTATAATTTTTGGCGAATCTTGGAAGCGGTTTCCATAGATCTAAATTACAATCATCATCATTGATTTGTAGTCTTTGAGTTTCTGATGTTCCTTTTGGTGCTTCGTGCCAAAATTTTACAGTATCATACCTATACTTATCATGTCTTGGTTCATCATCTCCATTCCAGTCTGATCCGTCATTAAGAATGATATTTTTAAGTCTTTTAAAATCATCCAACTCATTAGTTGTAAAATTTGGCATTAATAGTATCTCCTAATAGGATAGTTAGGAGCAAAAGTAATTGGTTCATTATTTGCTATTCCAAAAGATGGATCACTATGAATAATATATGATCTCAGATCATTCATATCCAATACGGTATAATCGTTTTGAATACTGGTATTAATACTTTTATGTAATTTTATTTGAATATTATTTTCTAGAATTGGTAAAGGATGATCCATAGGATCATTATATATATTATATCTAATAATATTAGAATCTATTGTAAATGAATAGATAGTATGTATGCTCATAATTAAATAGTCTTTTTTACTTAATTTAATATTTATATACTACACCGTTTTAAATAGATTATTCCAATTGTCATACGCTACACACTGAATATTATTCTTACAGCTATCAGATCGTTGTGTTTTAGAACCAAAACTAGAGCTAGCTGATACTAATTTAGTATTGGAGCAATAAACTTTGAATTTATTAAGATTGGCCGATATACTACTATCAATCTGTTTGTTTAATGGAAAAACTGATAATAATTTTTGAGCACCAGACGGTGTGACTATGTATCCGTATGTTCCTGTAATCAATCCTGACGGTTTAGCAATAACATCATCTATTGTGACTTTTCTAAATCCTGGAATTTCATTATATCCAATATAGAAAATATCATAAGATAAATTTGGTAATATGGTATATAGCTTATTAAAAATATTATTAAAATTTTTATGAGGTATAATATCATCTTCAAAAATTAAATATGGATTTTTAGCTTGTGAACATTCTTCCCAAATTTTTTTATGAGAAAGTGCGCATCCTAAAGATCCGTATGTTAATGATACGCCATAGATTTTTTGTTTTTGAGATGTTATAGATTTACGACCATCATTAGTAATAATGCTATCATCAATAGTATTTATATCGATAGTTTTTCCATCCACCCCAACAAATCTTTCACACTTATCCTTAAAAATAGTTTTATTTATTTGCTGTATAAAAAAAACATTTTTTTTAGTATCACAATCCAAATTTACATAATAGATTTTATCAAAATATAACATACTATTTAACCAAATTATATACGTAGATTTTATCTGTTAATTGTTCTTTTACGAATTCTTCTTTGCCCCAATTGTCCCAATCTATTATAATTTTATTACCAGTTATTTTAAAACTACCATGATCATCATTATTAATATTATATAATCGATTATTTCTTTTATTTAAATATATATATGATTGCCATTTGTGACTGCGAAATTGAGCAATGCAGCAGTGTTCATTTTGAATTGTAGTAACATCTTGATCTAATAAAAAAGCAGAAGATGTATTTTTATTATGTATATTATATGTAAAAGGCTCGAAATCTTCTATAATTTTACTTTTTAAGTTATGCTGTCTCCAATATGTTCTCCATGAACCGTCTTCAAAATGATGAATTTTTTTAGCTTGTGCCAGTGTTATATTTAAAATAATATCGCAGGCTTTTCTATTAAAAATATATGTTGGTGGCATTCCAAATTTGATAGAACTTTCGGTGTCAGGCCCCCACACCCCAATAGACCGAATAGAGTCTTTAATTTTATTATTATTAATATGATGTTTTGGTATATAAGATAATATATCGCAATCTGATGAGCTATAGTATTCTATAGATTTTTTAATATAGTCTTTATGATATATATCATCATCATCAATTTTAATGAATAAATCATAATCTAAACTATTATATGATTTTATAGCATTCAAATAATTAGTATGTTGATCTTTATTACTATTATAGATAATTTTTAATCGTTGATCAGATAAGAAATCTTGTAATAGATTATTATATAATAATTTTTCTTGATTAGAATTAATATTAATATTTAATCCATAATGAATATCAATATATGATTGATGCAATATAGTATTTATGGCATTATATATATAATAAGGTCTATTATAGGATGTAGTAAAGCATAGGATTTTCATAGATTAATAATAATTTTATTAGACCACCCACTATTAGATAATGGAATTATCACACAGCGAAATGGACGTTCTTCTGTATAAACAGTGGATTTAATTTTATTAGTAAATTTTTTCAAGTATTTTTCTTCTTTAAGATCTTTACGATATAGTAATTTTCCATCTTTTGTTTCAAAACCAAAAAAGAACATACTATAATTTTTATTATCTGGTATCTGATTTAATGGCCACTCAATATCAAACTCATATTTGTCTAACATACCAGATGTCCATTCTTGGTGTGTCATAATGTGTGGCTCTAAATATTCTTCTCTAGGATCGTAGGCGGATTTATGAACTCTTTGGTTTTTAAAATCCAAACCCACATACAATTCATAATCATGTAAGGATCTCACATTTCCAAAACCATATTGTTTAAAATCAATATCATTATGATCAATACCAAATAATTTACGCTGTCTTTTTTTAGATGATGCGTTTCTATGCTCTCCCTCCTCTACAAATCCATTTTTTTTAACATGATCAATCCAATGTTTGGGGCTTTTTTCTCTTAAATATTCATGCCAAATAACAGTATAAGACGGATGAAAAAAATCGTATCCATGAGTATACGCTCTGGCACTTAAAGATAATTCTTCGCCCCTAAAATAAAAATTAGGATCGTACATACACTCATTAACAAAATTACCGTGCGTAAATATAAAATGGCCAGATAGTAATCTAGCTTTAATTAGTTTTCTTTCTTTATTAACTGCTATATGATTTTTTATATATATAGGGCGAGAAATAATATCTCCATCAGTTCCAAACGATTCAAATGTGCTTATCCTATAAGGTTCATTTTTTAATGGAATATTTTTTTCTGGCCAGAATGTTGTACCATATGTTCCAATAATAGGCTTACTGGAACTATTTAATGCTTCATTATACAGGGCGAAAAGGTGTTCGTCCCAATCGTTGATGAATCTATGATGACTATCTAGTTGAAGATAAAAATCTTGATTATCGTATAAATGTTTCTGTATAGAATGTCTTGCCCAACAAGCACCCTTACTTTCTCTCCAATCATATTCTTCTATCTTAATATTAGATAATTTATTAATATCTGATATATCTTCTGATTCGTCTCTTTGCCAATTAATACCAAAAAATAAATTATTTGGATATTTAGCTTTACTAATACAGTCTAAAACTGTGGGAACTAATTGTTTATCTCTATATGATGCTATGCTAATAAAAATATTTTTAAAAGTCATGGTATTAATTTAAGAGCTAGAATATTATTACAACTAAATCCATACATATTAGATTTAAGAATCTGTTTAATATGTTGTTGGGTCCAGACATTTCCATTAATAATAGTATTTATTGATGTTTTATTATGCAAGTATCCGCATGCTACTATATTATCATCTAAGGAATCTAGAAAAAAACCAGAGGATGGATATACTATGTTAATGCCTGACGATAATAATATTTCACAAGCCTTAGCTAAAATTTGATGATCAAATTTCCTGTATTCTAATATATATCTAATTTCTCTATTTTCACATATGTCTAAGTTTTTTTTTATATCTTCTCTGATTTTATCGTATTTTCTATTTACTAAATAATAAAAAGGTAATGTTATAGCAATATAGTCTATATTATATTTTATAGCGTCTTGAATCATAGAATGCCTATGATAACTTTCACAATTAGCTACAGGATAATCTATAAATGCTCCGACCGTTAGATTTGGAAAATTTTTTTTTATTAATTTAGCACAGTGATGGGTGGCTATAATTTTTCTAATAGAAGTATTATTAATTAAATCTTCTAGATTTTTTTTTATATCTATATCTTTCTCATCAATAGTATTGATATAATATTCTATATTCATTTATTTAATTTTCTTTTGATAGCTTCTATCGATCCGTATTGGTTTTGACCATATATACCATCAGCGAATCCGTTGTGTACAGCCTCTGAAGCGTTTAGAATCCAATCTGATTTTTGAGATAATTGTGATGATATATACTTTTTTACACTAGATTTTTTCCATTCTCTCTCTTTTGCTAATGGAGACTCCAAACATTTATCAGTAAAAATATCTAACATTTTTTTGGCTTCTTTTTCATTCCATTGAATATTACTAATGGCCGCTTTGTGTTCTCCGTCTAGTGAGAAAAAACCATAATGAATTAATAGATAACTATTTGGCATTAAAATTCTTAATTTAGCAGCTTGGAATATTACGCCGCTAGATGACTCTGCTTTAGCATATGCTAAAATACCAATAGGGGCTTTGGATTGGATGATGGTGTCATATATACCCAAACAATCTGTCCAATCTCCACCCGGTAAATGCATGTGTACAATAATAGGATCAGAAGATATAATATTAAGATATCTTATATTTTTTTCAAAATTAATGGCTACCCTATAATCAACACCGCCCTCCTCTTCTCCACTATCTATAAAAGAATGAAGATAAACTTCTCTATTATCAACATCTAATCCATATTCATGGATATAATTTAATCTATTTTCTTGTCCGTTAATCATTGGTTATATTAAAAATTGATGTTATTATTGTATTAATATTATTCATAACTTCTCTATCTATAAATGCTTTACCAAAACCAACCCTAAAGCGATATCTAGTAAAAATATCCAATGTTTCTACACCATCAACTTCCTGAATTATAGTAGCTATTCTATTAGACAGATTAAAGTTAGTATGGCCTATCCAAAAATTAAAAATTTTCGAACAATCAGTATATTCATTATATGGAATCATTCCCATATTTGTTAATAATACTTTGTGATATTTTACTGAATCGTCTACAGTCTCCTTTTCTATGTCTTCAAAATAGTTTGTATCATCGGTATCATCTTTACCAAATGGATCAGACCATTTTTCCCATATAATTTTAGGACTATCTAACATTTTGTTTGAATGTTAATAAAGGATCTATCATTGGTTTATGTTTATCATTTAAATAGTTTGTTGCCCAAGAACTTAATATATAATCAACAATATGTTTATTATTGCTATTTTTGATTGACTTTAATTTATCTATTATATCAGCACTAATCGGACTATTATACATCAACAAATGAAGAAATGAACCTATATGATTCGCGTCTATTTCAGACACATTCTGTTTTGGTAGACATATATTATAGTCCCCATTACTATAGTATTCAATTGAAAATATTGACTTATTACGCTTTTTAAAGAACATATTATTATATGAGTCTTTGAATTTTTTCAATAGATTTTTTAATATTTTGTCTGACTGCTTCTCTAGTAATATTAAATTTTTTACCAATTTGTGCAAAAGTCTGATTTTCAAGATAATATAATCTTAAACATTCTCTTTGACGATCAGATAAAATATTGTTATTATCTGATAATATTTGATCAATCATATGTTTATTTTCAGAACCACTTTCCTTGTCTAACAAAATATCTAATGGGGATTTGCTAGAGTCTGGTATAATGTCTAATAATGATAAATTTTCATCATTAAATTTAGTATCAATATCGACAGAATGACCTTTATTTTTTTTATACTTCTTTCTTGTCATATAGCTTTTTATGGCCCAAATGGCACATTGATTTCTATAAGAGTATTTATTCTTTTGTTGTCCACTTTCTCCTTTACGTTCTTTATCCCATCTCCAATCGGCCATCATGATACAATTAGCTACATTAGCTATAGCGTCTTCACTTTTTAGCATTTCCTTGCCTAAACTTGGAGAAAAGTTTTTAGCAAATTTAGATATAGTTTTTTTAGCTAAATCTAGATATACAGATAATGACTCAAATTCAATTGTAGAATGGTCTTGATATTTAATTTTTTGATTACCAACAGATACAATATCTATCATGTTTTTCCTTTTTAAAAGTCCTAGTAAATATATTCTTAACTAATTTTAGTTATTTAGTTAATTTTTTCCATTGCTTTGGATCTGGTCGATCCGGGTCTCCGGGCTTTGCTGGTCTATATTTTTTTCCTTCTCTTTCTTTCTTTTTTCGTATATTTTCCCATAGTCCAGGCTTATCCTCTGACATTGTTTCTTCAACAGGTGCCGTAACTATACTATCGTCCTTTGAGGGCTGAAAAGTATAGTGCGGAAGATTTTTTATTTTAACTTTTTTTTTATGTTCTGCTGCTTCTGTGTCAGTTTCTGTGCGTCCAAACATAACAAAATTATGAATTGTTAACATATAATCTTCAGTAATAGCAATTTTACCCTGTAGCCAGCTTTCTGTCAAGGCTTCTCTTACGGACGGATTATCTAATGCTTGTAATATAACATTAGCGTGTGTCATTATTGACTTTATGGATCCAATGCTCATTTGATAAAAATCATTTTTATATTCCATCATTTCCATTTCTGGACTTTCAACTTCCATTTCTTCAATTTTGGTAAAATCTCCATCTTCTGATTTGGTTTTGAGATTTTCATTTACTGAATTTAATATATCTTTAAAACGTTCGCTCATTTTAATATCCATTCTTTATAATTAAGATAAAATTGCTTTAAGTGTTCTTCATCTCTTATCATTCCTTCAATTATATTACACTGTACGCATAAAATTCCTCTAATCTTACCTGTATCATGATTATGGTCAATTACTGCGGCATTGCCCCTATTTTTTGAATGATGACGAACCTCAATACCACAGATGCTACAATGTGATATAAGTCTTAATTCTTTTAGTTCTTTATGATCAATGTTATATTTCGTTGTAAATTTATAACAAGTAGTACATAATCCTGAATTAAAATAAATGTGTCTAGTTTGATAACATGACTCACATTGACCAATATTTCCCTTGCTCATTCTGCATAATTTACAAAACTTATGTTTTTTGGATTTAAAACCAACGCCACATTCACACGTTTGAGATTTTATTTTACATTGATCGCAAAATTTTCTAAAATTTTCTGATACTTGATTTAATTTACATTTTCGGCATTTTCTCATTATTATCACCAACTCTTACATGCCCAATACCGACTTTTCCAACGAGGACCAGGATTATCACAATTATGTCTTGCTCTGAAACTTCTACGGCGCTCAGGAATATTTTTCTTAATTGTCATGTTAGGATCACCAAATCTAACTATAACAACATTACCACTTTCATTTTTTACATATACCGCAAATTTCTTAGGACCATCTGGTGTTCTAAATGGCTTATTAAGAGTTACTTTGCGTCCTTGATATTCTGAAGCAATAACTTTACCGTCTTCATCATAAATTTCGTTAACTTCAACTTCATATACAAATTCATTCCATTCATCATCCCAAGTATAATTTTGTGCAAATAATTCGTCATGTACCTCTTCTAATAAATTTCCTTTTGTACGGGTTTGTCCGAGACAAATAGCTACTCTTTGTTTATTATCTGGATATTCTTTTTTCATAGTCTCATTACCCATGCAACGAGACACATAAGCATTTTTATCTTCGTTTTGTTTTCTTTTTGGAATAGGCATATATTATCTCCTTGTAATTAGATACACCAATCAATTGATCATATTAGAATATATGATATTGGCTGTATTATGCCAGGATAAATTATTGGCTGTTTTTAATCCATAAGAATTATCTCTTATATTATTTTTATAAACATATCTCATATGTTCGATAAATTGATCGATTTGTTTTTCTTCTATGGATGCCCAATTTCCACTACCATTAAACCATATACCGTCGTTTGCTGGTACGGTAGTATCTATATCAACTAAATAAGCATTGTCTTTATTGCAAAACTGTGTGTGTGCAGAATAGTTTGTGATGATAATTGGTTTATCCATAGCCATCATTTCTATTGCTTCATTATTCCATCCTTCTGCCCTTGATGGAAAAATACCACAATCAGCATAGCTCATAATTTGTGCCAATGATATTTGATCAGGAATGCGTGGAAAAAATCTTATTTTAGATGATAGTTTAGAGTTATTATATAAATTTATCCATTGTTTAATTTGGTCTTGATTTAAAAATGGATTATGATTGATCATCCATAGTTCCACATCGTCATTTTCATTAAATGCATTATTAAATAAATCCACTAAAATATCATGACCTTTTCTAATTTCAAACTTACCAATATTGATAAATATGTATGTATTTTTATTTTTTTTATCTTCCGGTTTTTGAGCATTAAAAATGCTAGTATCAACTCCCATAGGACACACGATAATGTCTTTTTTTATTCCGTTATTTTGTAAAACATTTTTTGCCCATTCAGAAGGCATAAATATAATATCAGCAATATTATAGCTTTGCTGTTCGATCTCTGTTAATTTATCTATTTCAAAGAAAGATAATACTCCGTATTTACCATCTCCATGAGTTTTAGTAAAGAAATCATTAGCATGCCATAATTTAAAAGAGGGTGCTGATTTATCAAAATGGCTTCTAGATCCTATGCCATTTTTTATGCATTCTATATCCCATCCCTTTTCAGCATTAATATTACCTATTGGAAAAAGCAAACTATTATTATTTAAATAATAAATTTGACGCCATATATTATATCCGGTAATCCCATAGCCTGTATAACTATCTACTGGTGAAATTATATTCATTTTTCATAAACCTTATTATGTGTATTATTGACTTGTATAAATGTTGTTTTCTTGCCGAAATCTTTAATTTTATCAGCACCTATATATGTACAAGCGCTTCTAAGGCCACCATAGATATCATATAGTATTTCTTCTGCTGGTCCTTTATATGGAACAGTAACGCACTTACCTTCTGCTGTTCGATAATTAGCTACTCCATTATGATGTTTATCCATAGCGTTTTTACTACTCATGCCATAATACTTTAAAGATATTTTTTTGTTAGGAGTAGAATATCCTGGATTTAGTGTTTGCCAAAATCCCGGAGCAGAGGATCCTGCCTCAACATAATACTCATACTCCCACTCTCCTTCGCATTCTTCAGTTCCTGCAAATACGCTTCCTAGCATTACAAAATCACTATTACCACCAAAAGCCTTACAAATATCTCCAACTACTTTGCAGCCACCATCAGAACATATGTGTCCACCAAGACCATGAGCAGCGTCAGCACACTCCATCACAGCACTCAACTGTGGATATCCAACGCCAGTTTTTAAACGGGTAGTACAAACACTGCCTGACCCTATACCAACTTTGACTATATCAACTTTGCCATGAAGTATAAGTTCTTCGACCATTTCAGGAGTAACCACATTACCAGCCATAATTATAACTTCTGGAAAAGTTTTGCGTAGGTGTGCTGCTGTTTTAACAAATTGTTCTGTATATCCATTAGCAACATCAAGACATATATTAGGCAGTAACATATGATGTTTGTGCAACTTATCGAAAACATTATTAATTTTTTCTAAATCTTTTTGTGATGTTCCTGTTGAATAAAAAACATAATCTTTTAGATCAGGGTATTGTCTATAAAAATCTACTAATGATTCTATAGAATAGTGTTTATGTAAACATACTATACTTTTATGTTTACTAACAACTTTTGCCATATCAAAAGTACCAACAGTATCCATGTTTGCAACCATTATCGGTATGCAATTTAGGTGTCTAGGAGAATGAACGAAATGAAAATCTCTTAATAAAGAGACTTGTTTTCTACTTGTTAGAAAAGATCTCTTGGGCCTAATAAGAACATCATCAAAATCTAGTTTAGTTTCATTAATTATTTTTTGCATTGAAGAAGTACCATCTTTTGTGCGTGTCTATATTTTCTGAAGTGTGTATATGTTCTAAATAGTTTTTAATCTCATCCCAGTTGGAAAAAATCATTTGGTGAGGAATTGTTCCAAACAGCCAATCTGGAGTTTTATTTTTACCTTGAACCATATGTACTATAATAGGCTTTTTCTGGCGGTTTGCCCAAAAAATTTCTTCATAGGTTCCACAAGGATGAATATCTAGATCCAAATTGACTATAAGAAAATCACTAATATCTACGAGACGTAAATCTACAGCACGAATAGTTTTCATCATTGCACTTAGCTCATCATATCTATTCATCTGTTTGAGCTTTGTTTTTATTTGGTGAGTATCATGATCTTCTAATCCAATATCTGTTGGTTTACTAATTGGATTAAATACTACTATACCTAAATCTTGTAGGAACGGAGTGATATTATCCCTCCATCCTGTTCCACGATCTGCTACTCTGTCCATGGCTCCAGCAAGATAAACTCTTTGATTATTTAGTCTCTTCATTAAAACTCCGCAGTGTCATTCTATACTCGTTCAAATATTTAATATACAAATTTGGATAGTTTGGTAATGGAATATCTCCCTTTTTCCATCTCGTACTATCCTGTTTTGTAGCAACAGCAAATTGACATCTTTTAAATCTCGAAATGGATGATAAGATATTATAATATTTAAATGATAATAATAATACTGTTTCTGGATTAGGGTTATGTTTTTTTGATATCTCTTGAAATCCAATATCAGAATCCATATATTCTACCACACCAAGCATTTGGTGAAAAATTTTAGATGGGAAAATATGATGTCTGTCTGTGATCCCCCCATAATCCTCTCCTTCTGGTATCCATATTTTATCATTAGGTAGAACTGGATGTTTATATTGATAAAAATGATCCGATCTTGTTAGGATAATTCTATCATATTCATTTATAATATTATAGCAATTCTGTTTAAGAAAATGTCTAAATGCAAATATAATAGCTCCAGATCCGTTATATTTGTTTAATCCTCCAGCTAAACCATGACGCTGTCCACAAAGAAATGATTTTTTCCAAAAATTATGAAAAAACTGCTCATAGTAATCTGTCCAATCATCATATTCATCTATTTCAAATATATATTTTGCTATCTTGTATAGACTAGATGATGCGTTAATAGTTTTACCAAAGCATAACAATAAATCTGCATTATAAGGATCTATAAGATTATTATACAGTGTATTCCATGCGGTTTCACCACCACGAGCATTACCTATTAAAATTATTAATGTTTTTTCCATATCAATTATGATTTATTATATGCGGTTCTAGCAGATATTTTTTTTGTTCAAATAATACTGGCGACACCCACCAATAATCCCATGAACGAACCTTATCTTTTGGTACCCAGTTAACATAAGACGGATCATTACTTTTATCAAATGGATTTTTAATCTTAATATATCCATTAGAAATTAAAATTTTATTATTGTGTAAATTTTCTGCACTAATTAATAGAATTTGTCTTTTATTAAAATCAATACCTTCAATCACTGATTCTTCAACTCCTTCAACATCAAGTGATAAATAATCTATTATATATGGCGCATCAATTTCATCTAATAATGAATTTAATGTTTTTTGAGATAATTTTTTAATTATTTTATTTTTCACCGCATTATCATAAAGTACAATAATATCTTTTCTACCCATAGAATCTTCTGTTGATAATTTATTGAAGGATTCTTGAGTACAAGATAATTCATGATAATCTTGATTAGTAAATTCAATAAAATCAACACTATCACAATTAGAATTGCCCAAAACACAATTAATATTTTTTGAGTTAGGTCTATTTTTATTTAAAAAATTAAACTTACTTGTTGGTTCAACAAGCACCCCTGTCCAACCTAATATATTTTCTAAAAAATAAGTATTAGAACTATTTTTTCCGTCACAAGCACCAGCTTCTATATAATATCCTTTATGGGTATTACCAAATATATAATGTACAAACTGATCGTTATGTGTTATATTGGAGGTATAATTCAATACTTTTTGTGATTTTGTTATAAATAAATCTTTAGATACAATAAAAGAAGTAATATCATTAGATTCATTAGGATTTTGTTTAATTAATTTTTTATTATTAATAACATATAACTTTTTATCAGAATTAAACCAAACAAACGCTATTGGTGTTTTATAATCAAACTGAATAGCTCTTTGTGTATTAGTATGACAATTTATCCAATAGTCATTAATAGCTAAATATATATCTTCTATACAATCATATGATCCAATAAAATAGCAATCATTATTATTAAATGGCCTAAAAGTATTTATACTCGGTATATCTTTAGATAAGATATTAGTATTAGTTTTAATCAAGCAGTCTTTTACATCTAATGTATCAAAAGTATTTTTATAATATAAATTATATTTTTTAATCCATTTTTCTACATAATTTGTTACTAGAACATTGGAATTTTTAACTGCTGGATATAATCCACCCCAAGAAAGAGAATTTTTACTATCATAATGTCCACTAAAGGTGGCATGTTCATAACACCAATCGTTAAAGTGATATACTTTGTTTCTATCCATAAATATCTGTATAGTAACAGCTTGACTAATTAGATCATTCCATCTACGAGTATATTGATATCCGCTATTATCATAATTTTGAAGAAATTTTTGTACATCATCTCTCATCCAAAAACTTAATTTACTAATCAAGAAATTATTATAATAACCTAAAATATTATGTTTTTTAGTTGTAGAAATTTCATTATATAATCCATATCTATTTAAAAATGTTGGCGTAATATTATTATTATCACAATAATTTTTACAAAATTCTATTAATCCACGAGATACAGATATGTGATCGTTACAATACGAGCGAAATCCATATTCATATCCATTGTCATACATGAATTTAAATAAATCATATTCTATTCTAGAATGTAATAATGAATCATCGTCCATCCTCATGTACCATTCATATCCCAAATTAATTAAATATTTATAAATTAGTATACCATACCATCTCATCATATTACGATACCCAACAGAAAATTTCGGGTCTGCCCACAATTTAGGATCCGGATTATTTTTGAGCTCATCACATTGTGGAGGACACCATAGTTCATCTGGAATTAATTGAAATTTAATTTCTTTTCTGTCTTTAGTTATCTCCCTAATATCTGATTCTGTAAATGGATATTTTTTATCATAAAAAATAATAATATCATGTTTAAATTCATTGTTATAATTTAGATATAAAGTATCTAAACTTTTTTCTAACATACTTCTTGAGTCTCTACCATAAGATTCATCTCTTTTGGTATTCATGGCTAAATATACAATTACCGTTTTATCTTTATTATACATGATTACCTTTGATATTATTTAGTTGATTATTTATCCATTCATATGTTTGTTTAAGTCCATTAATCAATGGTAATGATGGTTGCCATGATAATTTTTCTGCAATTAATTTATTATCAGAATTTCTACCATTAACACCAACAGGGCCACTAATATTAGATATACCAATATTTTTACCAGAAATATCTATTATCATTTTAGCAAATCCATTGATACTCACCATTTCTTCTGATCCAATATTTACTGGTCCTATAAAATCTGATCTCATTAATCTAATAGATGCTTCAACGCACTCGTCTATAAACAAAAATGATCTAGTTTGTTGTCCATTTCCCCAAACTTCTATAGATGTATTATTAGGTGCCAATATAACTTTTCTACATAATGCAGCAGGGGCCTTTTCTCTTCCTCCGTCATATGTCCCTTCTGGACCAAAAATATTATGATATCTAGCAATCCTTACATTCAAATTATAGTTTCTCATAAAGGATAAATATAATCTTTCACTAAATAATTTTTCCCATCCGTATTCACTGTCTGGTGCTGCTGGATACGCTGAATCTTCTGAGCATTTTGGATTATTAGGATCTTCTTGATTATATGCTGGATAAATACACGCACTACTACTATAGAAAAGTCTTTTTACAGATTTAAGCACAGCTTCCTTGGCAACATTAATATTAATTAAAGCGGAGTTATGCATAACATCGGCATCATGTGTGCCAGTAAAAATATATCCAGCACCACCCATATCTGCTGCTAATTGATAAACTTCATCGAAACTATTTGAATAGTCATCTTGACTAGTTTGTTTTGGAGCAAACATAGCTCTTGAAACTAGTGATTGGTCTCTTAGATCTCCAATTATAAAATCATCAGCTTTTGTTTCGGAAAAATCTGGATATTTTAAATCAACTGATCTTACCCAAAATCCTTCTGATTTAAGCCTTTTGACTAAATGAGAACCTATAAATCCCCCGCCTCCACAAACTAATGCTGTTTTCATATAACCTCAACTATATGTTTATATCGTGTATGATATTTAAAATCATGAAATCCAAAAGAATTATTAATATTTATATCGCCAACTTCAGTAGAAAATGTATAGCCTATTTTAGAATTAGCATATTTACATCCCAATGATTCAAACTTTTGTCTCAATACTATACACAATTCAACATCTTCATTATGTTGTATATTATGCTTTTCGCATATTGTTTTTTGACAGCTTAAAAATTGCTTACTTTTTAAGCAAAATCCACCATTGCCAACCATATGATTGAACCAGGGCCAAGGAGCACCAATATAATCATATTCCAAAAATTCATCTCTCCAAGCATCAGGATTTACTATAAAACCATCCCAATTAATACACAAGAAATGACCGCTAAACTTTGGATCAACATTGGATAATATTATTTCTGGACTTTCATAAACAATAAATTTTTGATATTCTTTTATAGATGGTATATTTTTTATTAAAATATGTCTAATATTTGATTCGGTAATTATACTATCTGTTAGATATATAGTGTCATAAAATTTTACTAACTTCTGACAATAATTGATTGCCTTGATGGTTTCTGGTACTTTTGTTGATCCAAAAGCCACTAGTATAACTTGGTTAGATAAATCTAACATATTATTTACCTAACCAATAATTTATCATACTTTTATTTGGTATTCGATGAGTACAATTCTTTAATTCTATTATAGATTTAGTATATCCTACAGTTAAGCCAATAAATAAAAAACAAATTAATAGAAAATACATAAGTATTATTTTTTGATATAAACATATACTGGAATATTATTCCATATATCTTTAATCAATTCTGAGATAAATTGCCAATCTCCACCAGCTAATCCGCTACCAAATTTTGGGCAATGTATTTCGGTTTCTGTAGTAATATCACGAGATTTCAGATCTATAGTTTTACTTTTAATATCGTTCATACAATTAGCTAGTGCAAAATAGTTAAGTGGTCTCGAATTAGATTTACTAATGAGTCCATTTTGTGCTATCATATTTGCAATAAAAATTTTATTACCGGTATTTTTATTAATATACGCTTCAACAAATTGAGTATACCCTAATTTGGCTTTGTTGCCAAGCATATGAAAATTTTCTTTAACTGATGGAAACATATTGCTGATATAGCCAGCAAATCCAGCACCAAAACCATTTACATTATTGCATACATGCGGTATAATAATATTATGTGTAGAGGTTCTATCTTTAGCAAGATCAATTATGTCTTTATTTTTAATTAAAACGTAACATTTGTCTTTGTGTTGTGTACTATACATTTTCTTTAGTCCATTTATTTAGTGGGCATTCCTGATCAGCCCATGCTAGTTTATTCATGAAAATTTTTTTATTATTAACATTACATCCACACTGTAAACATTCTTGATGTTTAGTATCATAACTATCACAGGATAAGCATATATTGTATCTGTAATCAATTTGTTGCTGATTACACTTTGGAAGTCCAGATGCAATATGAAAAATCAATGATTTAATAAATACTATTATTTTAGTTAACATATTATTTATCTGTCTCCCACTCTTTCCATGAGTCATCATCTTCAATAATTTGTTTTTTGCGTTGTTTAAATTGTTTGTTTGCTGCTTTATTATTAGATGTTTCATCATCTAAAAAATGTTTTTGAGTTTTTTTGTGAGAAAATTTTTGTTTTCTATTGAATTTTTCTTGAAATTGATCGTCATTCATGTACATATTCATAGCCTCATTAGTCATTATATATGGCCGTATTTGGTGTGTCAAGCACTGAAATAAAAAAATATTTTCTTGACTACGACGAATACTACAACTATAGTATTATTCAGACGGTTGATATTATATATTAGGTAATCTCAATATTCCGTATCCTTGATACTCTTTTGTTCTAAATTTCTTGTTTTTTAATTGACTTGCACACTGTGAAAATATACTGATATAATCAGCTGTATTATTTAGTTTCAAAGATTTAGTTTGTCTACTATAAGATAAAAGCAGACTTGCACAACCAACAGCAAATGGATTAGCCATACTAGTACCACTCATTGCTGCGTAGGAATTATTCGGAACACAACTGACTATATCTTGTCCTGGAGATAAGAAATCCAGTTCATTACCCTTACATGTAAAGCTAGATCTGTTTAAATTTCTATCAATAGATCCAATAGCTATTGTTTCATCGTATTTTGCCGGATACATAATTGGACTAGTTTCTCCGCTGTTTCCAGCAGCACAAAAAATTACGCATCCTTTTTTTATAGCGTATTTAATTGCATTATATATATCTTTAGAGTTACTTGGTGATCCTAATGACATTGTAATAAAATCACACTTATTATCAGCAGCAAAAACTATTCCTTTTGCTATATTAATATTGTTGCCATTACCAGAACCGTCTAGAGCCTTAATTGGTAATACTTTGGATTTTGGAGCGATACCAACCATTCCATAACCATTATTTTCTCCACAGATTGATCCCGTAACATGAGTACCATGACCATGATCATCATAGGGATCTTGTTTTTTATTTAGTAGATTAATTCCTTGTAGAATATTATTTTTCAGATCAGGGTGATTATAGTCACACCCGGTATCAATAACTGCTATCTTTGTATTTTCTCCTTGACTTTTCTTCCAAAATGATTGTATATTAAATAATATAATTTCCCAGCCTAATATCTGACTACTTTGTGGAGATAATCCATAAATATTTTCTCTATAATGCGGTAATAGAGAGCAATCATTCTTTAACATATCTATTTTCTCTTATCCATGATACAAATTTTGATACTCTAGTATGACAACCCTCATCCATATATGACGAGTCTGGTTTTTTGTCCACTGCCATGACACAGGAGTTGATTCCTGCCAGTTTGCCGTCAATAAATAAACCTCCACCGCTGTCACCACTAGAAATTAAAAATTCAAGTGCTGTGTGATTTTTGGAGCCTCTGCGTGTTGGTGAACATACTAACAAATCCTTTTCAAATGCGTCTACTTTATTTGATCCAGCTCTTCTATTATTATCTGATTTTTTAGCTCCTGTAAGAAATGTTCCATGTATTCCAAAACCAGATATACAACATACTTTATTTAACTCATCTGTATTTTCATATAATTCAGGATAAAAATCTATATTAAATGAGGTATCAGAGTGTCCTATAGCAATATCAGAATTTCCAATTTCGCTATTGAAATCTTTATGTATAATAATTTTTTTCACAATAATAGTTTTATCTTTATCTAATTTAATAAGAGCTAATTTATGATCTTTAACTACATGGGCTGCGGTTAAAAAATTATGATTATCTATTAATACCGCAGACGCACAGAACTGAGTATCGTCATTATATACTCCACATAGTCGTGTAACGTATTTAAATTTTGATCCATATTCTATATATTTAGAATCTTCCACACTTGGATCTGTCGTTCCACCAAAACAAGATAATGATGTAAAAAATAAAATCAAAAAGAGGAATTTTTTCATAGTATCCTCCAGTGTTATATGATCTTATTTTAATACACCAAATTATAATATTTGTGATGCTATTAAGCATCCTTTAGAAACCGCATGTAATGGATCTGATGCGTGTTTAATTTGTTTAATTTCTAGAGGAAAATTATTTTCTACTAGTTTTTCTGAAAATTTTTCTATATAACCGCTGGCCTGCGATGTTCCTCCAGCAATTACTATTGTTAGTGGATTTTTAAATTTAGGTAAAGATTTATGGCCAATTAATGCTACACTCAATTGTTTAGTTGTATAGTCAATTAATCTTTCATAATAGGCTGACACCGCCCCCAAAATAGGATTATCATTTGATTCTCCTATTCTAAAACCTCCATTCTCCTTCTCTGCCTGCACAACGCTATCAGTCTCTCCTGTTGCTACAGCACTCATACGATCTACCCAATCTCCAGACTTTGTTGTGCTAAATACTACTGTTGGTTCACCATTAAGCATGACACAAACATTTGTCATACCAGCACCACAACTAATACCTATCCCAGTATATTCCTCATTCTCTAATTCAGCATAACATAGAGCCTCCGCTTCATTAACCGATCTTGCTTCATACCCACAACTTGCTAATACTGTTTTGACAACATCTTCATGATAACCAACATCGAAATCATCATCTTCTTGATCAACAGGTTGTGCTGGTACACAAAATACTAATTTTTCATTTGGTTCTGATGCTTCTCCGACTACTTCTTTTAGAATAAATGCTAATATTCTTTTAGCGTCTTTTTCTTTAGATGATACAACTCCCCTATACATAGGTCGTTTGGCAGTATCATTTCTTTCGATAGCTTTTTCTATAGCGTCTTTTCCTAAAAGGATAAATGAATTATCGGTATCTTTAATGAATACTTTTCCAGATAATCCTTTCTCTATCATCTTTATAGCGACCGGCGTTGTTGGCTTGATGATATAAAATGCGTCTCTAAAATCTTTATATTCAATACCTTTATCTGTTTGTTGAGATAATACTATGAAACTTGTTCCAACGTCTAAACCTTTTGCCATAACTTAACCTTTCATATTTTTTAGTTTATTTATTGATGATGATATATTTTCATCTGATACTGTTTTGGTTCCTAGAGTATTAAATTTTTTTTCTAGATTATCTATCTTAATTTCTGTAACAACTTTCTTATCATCTATGGTTATTTTTTCGTGTTCTTTTTGATTAAAATAAGATTTCGGCTTACTAATAGATACACCGGCACCAACACTATTTAGCCTACCCAATATATAACCAATTAATAAACATATTATATTAATACTTAATGATAATACTATATAATTAATGTCTTGCATTATTTAACCATTTTTTATATTTGTATTTATTAATGAAGCCTATAATGTTTGATATTTCTACATTTCTTCTTATTATACGAGAATCTGGTATTTTGTGAACTTTATATTCTTTTATTAAGTCTGGTCGACTATCATAGTCTACAATACAAACTATCGTATCATCAATTGACGGATCATTAGAATCCAAAAATTCGCTCTTTAATAATTTACAGTTTTTACACCAATCAGCACTAAATACAACCAATATATCTTTATTAGAGGACTCTGCAAGGGCCACAGCATCTTCAAGACTATTAACAAAAACGGGGCTTTCAGCAGCCCCGTTTATTGCAAAGATCATAATAAATATACATAATATTATTTTTTTTAACATATTTTACCTATTATTCTACCTTTAGATGTTCTGTGTATGAAGCCTTTACGAACAAGGTATGGCTCTATACTATTTTCAATAGTTTCTATTGATATGCCTGTTAATGATGATATTGTTTTTAATCCTAGTGGTGTTCCTTTGTGTTTTTTCAGAATTTCAATATATGATTTATCATACATATCAAAACCATTACTATCAATACCCTGAATATTAAATATATCATCTATATTTTTAGTATTCGATTCGTCGCACAGTTTATAATTTTTATACCATTGCAATCTAGAATTTAATATTCTTGGTGTTCCTTTGCTTCTTTTGGCTATTTCCAGTAGGTCTTTTTCATCAATCATTAGTCCGAGTTTTTCGGCGTTCAATCCTGCTAGTTTGGCTAACTCATCGTCAGTATAAAACGACAAATGTTCCTTAATAATAAACCTATCATAGAATGGCTGACTAAGACTTCCTCCACTAGTAGTTGCTCCGACTAATGTGAATTGTGGAACATCAATAGTTTCTGCATTTCCATCAATAACAGTACTTAATTTAAAGTCTTCCATCACTGGATATAAAAATTCTTCTACTAATTTTGGAAGTCTATGTATTTCGTCTATAAACAAAATAGATTTTGGTGCCATTCCAGTTAAATAAGGTAGTATGCTTTTGACACTCCTTAAATTGGCAGCATTACATGTATATAGATTAACGCCCATCTCATTAGAGATAGCACTTGCTATAGTTGTTTTTCCAAGACCAGGAGGCCCATCAATTAAAATATGAGGCAGTACCGATTGTGAGTGCTTGCAACCCATAACAGATACTTTTAATCTTAAAATTACATCAGACTGACCAATGATTTTATCAAAACTATTAGGGCGTAAACTATTCATTATTTTTTGAATCCTTTATCCAAAATACAAAGTCATTAGATTTATTATCAAATGCGGTTTCAATCATACCTTTATTTACCAAAGAATTTAGTATATTGCTGATCATTCTATCATTCAAAGATTGAATAATCTCATAGTATAGACTATCTGATATTAAATATCGTATTTTCTGATTTTTTTTATTAGTCTGTTTTTTAGCTAAACTTTTAACTATCACTAATGATTCATCATGTGATAAAACAGTATCAAATTCTTCTTGATCTTCTGGTTTAATTTCATCTAGTAATATATCAATATCTGTTGATTTATCGCTACCAAAATTATTAAATATTAATGTGCGAGTTTTATCAACAAATTCTATTATATCTTTAATTATATACCATTCTTCGTTCATATTTTATTTAGTTCAGTATATCGAACAGTCCTTTATAGTAAATGGGCTGACTAACAAAATATTTGGCATGTGCTTGTAAGTGTAATTTATATTCGTTATTTATAGGATCAGAAATAAAGTATTTCTTTTTCCATATTGGATTACCACCATAATTGGATCCCAAATACTGGAAGGAGTTACCCTTACCAGTATCGGGATTCCAACTATTCACAGGTAACGAAACAAACGGAAAGCCAGGAATATTATTTAATGGTATAGAAGGTATTTGATTCCAATCTATATCATTAAACATATCAGTTAACCATTTTGATAGCGGGCTATCTGCCGACACATCAAATTTAAAGTAATAATGATAAGGATCTAATGATGGATGATCATAGTCATAATCATCTTCATCGTATTCATTATCGTCATAATCTTCGTGCATTGAATTATCTCTTAAAAAATGGGAAGGAATCGAACCTTCTCACATAGCGTTTGTCGAATTTCCCAACCAGAGGCTATGATCTTAGTCACCAGACTCCATTTTCTTTTAACGATCAATACTGATCGTCGTAATCATCCTCATCTTCATCGTCAGCATCAGCGTAGTAATCTTCATCCATATCTTCTTCATCGTCATTCCATGCCCAACTATACTCATGATCATAATCATCTTCGTCATCATTATAGTCATCTTCAGCAAAGTTAGATGAATAAAGAGGCTTGAGAAGTTCGCCTTGATACTCTCCAACAACTTCATATTGGCAAGTACGAAGTTTCTCACAATTACAATCACTAGGAACGCTAACAACGTCACAAGGATTAATCTTCACAATAACAATACGGTCACCAGCATCGACGCTGCCGTAACCAGCAACATAGTTCAATGCTCCAGCATGAAGTCCCTGAGAACAACCGCGACCACGATTATCATCAACTTTTGATCGGGTCATCTTGCAAATATCGCCAACCTTGTTACGAAACTTTCCAGCATACTTGTCCATATAATCACCACGAACAGCCTTATATGCTAGAAAGCATCCATCCTCAGTAATTGGCAGATGCTCATGCTCAAGGAAATCATAAAGTTCCTGCTGACTCTGCATACTAGGATTATCCATAAGATTATTCAGAAAGTTAACGAGGGGCTGAAATGGCAGACCCTTGCTCATAAACTCCAGAATTCTCTTACTAATACTACCATGAACTTCGTCACCATCATAGAACACCTTACCTTCCTTAATATCCACAAGACCATCGCTAAATACTGCGACTGCCTTTTGAATATCAACAATCTCAAGTAATTCATCAGCGGTCGCTGTGGGCAAACGCTCAAGAATCATCTTGTAATTAATATGATCCGGCAAAACCTGATAACTCTGGTTATTAAGAACCAGTGTCAAATTACCATCAACAAACATAAACGGAACAGCCATTGTAAAACTCCTATTGTTACCTGTGATTACTTAACTAAACTACCAATTTGCTTTCTAAATGCTTCCACATCATTTAGACTTGTTAACCATGTTTTAGTATTACCGCTGTAGTAATGCCTGTCATCAAGTTGTTTAATCGGTTCATTTGAACCAGATAGTTCTCTTAGTTCGCCAGACACGGCACGACTACCAACAATATACTTCAAAACGGGATTGTTGTCAAGTTCGGCTTTAATATCTTTTCTAACATCTTCCATTTTGGCAAGATTATATTTCTTTGAAACATCTGGCTTAATAATAGCAAGACACTCCTTCATCATATCTTCGTTATGAATATACATTCTACTCTGAATATATGATACCAAAGAATTATATGCAATATTACTATTACGAACCTTCTGACTATCAAGACCATTGATCCCAATATCACTTAATAGTTTTGTTATGTGACCAAAATAATCGGCCGCCTTGAATCGCTTGATATCAAAAGAAGGACGATGAACAGTATCAACAAAGAACTCAATAATTAGACAATAATTGATAGCATCAACTAGTTTCTTATTACTGATATGTTTCTCATAGTCCAAACCAAAAATATTAAGCATATGAAAAGTAAATTGCTTTTCCAGAGTACCATATCCATAGTAAGTGTCGCTATTCTTAGCAGAATAATTATTCTGAGTTCTGCTAAATTCAACAATACCATTGTATTCTGACAACTTGTTCAGACTATCTTTGGCAACTCTTTTGAGTTGCTTCTTGAAGAAAGTATTAAAGTCAATCAGCGTATATCCCTGCTTCTTGAGTTTATCGACAAAAGCACTCTTGATAGCATAAATCTTATTAGATCCAAACAAATCCTTGACTAATGATGTTGCAGTAACATCGTTTATCATTAGGTTCAAATCAGAAATTGATGGATATTCATTAGAAGCACTAGCATAGCGAATGATTGGAACATAAATAATCTCATCACTATCTTCAAAAGCCTCTAATTCATCTTCTGTCAAAACCCTGAGACAAGGAGCATCGTTATAAGGATTGCTAATTTTGCCGCTATCCTTAGATTCTCCATAGATAAAAAATACATCTTGGTCACTAACAGCACCATTAGAAGATCGACTACTTTGCTTACGAGGATTATTACTCTTAATCAAGTCCTTGTAGTCAGAAACCTTCTTGATTTTGTCAGCACCAACATCAGAGATAAGATCGTCAAAACCTTCATCTGCCTTAGTATGATCCTTGGTATCAATCATTAGATACGCAAAACAATTATTGTCGTTGCAATATCTAGTAACGATCTTCTTTGCTGTTTCTTCTGTTTTAATATCGCAAACAAAGAATGACAGTTCGCCCGTCTTTTTCTGACTATTCCAATAGTATTCCCCCTTACCAGTAAGAGTATTGTGATGAATACTGTTTGTCTGATAAACCATGCGACGAGAACGATAGCCAGCAGTACGATAATTAAAAACGTACATACTCTTTCCGGCAGGAATTTTATATTCTAGATCCTGTCCAGAATTAATATTGTGCTTCTTACCCTTACTGTCAGTCCATTCAGCACCAACTCCCCAACCACCAGCAAGATCGTTAAGGGTATAATAAAGCGTGATTGCTTCTACCTTGGTTTTGGCAGCAGCGATTTTCTTGCTAAATTGTTCCTTCATCTCAAGATAAATCTCTTGAGTCTTTTCACGCAAGGTTCTAATTACATCTTTGGTATACTGCAAACCTTCTCTGGAAACGTCCATTTCAAGTTCGCCAATACCAAAGTCAAGTTCAAGATAAAGATTCTGGTTAATAATCTCATTAACAAAACTTTTCCAACTGTCAATATCGGCCTTTTGAAAAGCACGATTCCAACGCTGAATAGCATCATTAGTGGTTTGCTTATCCTCACCAACAATCTGACTAGCCTTAACGGGGTACGCAATATTGCCCATTAGTGCAACAATGCCACTATCAATATGGTGATGAACATTAGGATAATAATTAGTATCATTATTCAGGCGGCAAACTCTCCAACCATCACCGCTCAAGATGATGTTTTTATTGCTATATTTATGATCTTTTAGATTAGTTAGAACACCACCCTCAATAATAGGCTTCATCTTAAAGTAATGGAAAATACGCATAGACTTGCTACTAAATTCAGCAAAGTCATACTGCTTTACAGCAAAACTAATCTCAAGACCATTAGGTTCGTCGGTTTCGCTGACACTAAAAAGATTCAGAGTAGGAACGCCACTATCATCAATAGCAGCAACATAAGTATACTTTTGTCCATTGTAATAAGAACTAGTAGTAAAACTCTTGGTATACGCAAAAGGACTCTTAGAACCTAGACCAAGACAACCAACAAAATCGTTACTAGTATTCTTATTACTAGCACCATAGGTTGTATAAAGATTCTCCATATCGGCCTGACTAAGACCAGTGCCATAATCACGCACCACAAAATTAGGATTACCAGCACTAGGCAATACTACCTTAAAAGGATTCTTATTACCAGCAGCAATATGACTGTCATAAGCGTTAGTGGACAACTCACGAACAACTGCCATCACCTTGTCAGAATAAAGAGAGTCTGACAAAATCTTAAACATTTTACTGGTTTGGGCGATAGTGAATCCTGCTTCACTCTTAACACCAGCACTGTGAGTCTCAACCGTCCTGTCTGCCAACTTCATTTTCTTCTCCAATATGTTTCGTTATCGACCTGTGATTAGCGTATCATACCATACTGTTATCGGTTGTCAAGCCTCGCGTCTTTAGATTTTGTTGCAAGGTACGCACAATATATCGGCAATAATCCTAGCCAGCGAATAGGCGTAACAAGAGTTAATATCCACCATAATCCATATATCGCACAAAATATAGATAAGAATTGAATTATAATCTTTGGAAAAATATTGAGTTTATTTATTAGTAGTAATAATGGGCCAAACAATATCATACCCAAGAATATTATTGTAACTAATAATGCTAAACTAGCCATTAACTTTCATCTTCTCTACTATTCCAATCATCATCTTCATCTGGAACCCATGTTTGATCAGTATCATAATCTTCTTCAATATCTTCTGATTCGTCCAGCATTATGGTGAAACTATTAAGTATTTCTAACATCAAATCAACTTTATAACCAATATCTCTAACTTCTTTTTTAATTTCACTAATATCTTTAAGTAATTTATCTTGATCTTTTTTTAGTACACATATGTCTTTTGCATTTTCTACATCTTTTTTATATAGATCCTTATGAGATTGATCAATTTTCTTACGGATATCATCAAAATCTCGTGACATAATAGGCTCCTTATTTTAGTTTTTTATACTCTTTTATGTCGCCATTCTGGATAATTTTAATATCTTCATATGGAGCAGCAATTCTTCTATAGAATTCTTGTTTCACATTTTCTAATACACCAGTAATCATAGCGATCTTATTATATGATGGTTGTTCCATTAAGCCCGATAATATACGAGAAAAACAATAATTTATTCGACCTAAATAAATACTAAAGTCGTGCGGATTATTCAATGAATGTTTAATATCACGAATACAAAGGGTTAATTGGTCAATACAATGATCTAACTCTAGCCTATCATCTTCACTTATATATGGCATAATATTCTCCTAGCATTTACAATTATATTTTGAACAATATCCGCATCTAGGCCCAGGATCAACATTCCCCCAAGCATTAGCATTACCATCAAAACTTTCTTTGCCAGTGTCAATACAAACTAATTTTTTAGAGCGGCCTCTTTTTACTAGGCCCACATTATACCAATGACAATCCCAAAATTTTAAACCAGTTTTTTCAAGAATATCATCAACTAAATTCTGAATTTCTTTCATACTAATAGTAGTATTGGCTTTACAAGTTTTAGCATATTCTGTTATAAATCCCCAATCACTACTTTCATAAAATATGACGCCCTCTTCTTCTGCAAAATTTAATTTGCAAACTTTACTAAATATTTTTGGGGCAAGGTCGAATTTGGCTAATTTTTTTTGAATAGAATATGCTTCACTGGCTTTCTTTTTGTTTCTAAACTCTTTAAATACCGAACCTTTGTGATTTTTAATAGGATATACTTGGCAGCATCCTCCCTCATCAAACCAATCACTATAATCAATTTCAAATTCAGTATTTATCATTTTACTCTGTCGTTTCTATAATAGAATTACCCATAATAGATTCAGCAATTAATATTGCTTCTTTAAGACTAAATGTTTCGCTAATCTTCAGAGTATTTCGTGGAATATCTATCCAATAGGAGCCATATACTCCATAAAAAGAATCGCCTTTGTCTGGATTATGAAAAAGAAAATCTTCGTAAGTATTAAATGAATCGGTATAATATTCGCCGTTTTCATCCTGTTTCTCGTATACCGTATCCACAATTAAAAATCTAAAATTAGGATGTTTAGGATTCTTAGGACTATGAACTATGCCACGATAAAATTTATTTGGCAGAGCGACCATATTGGTATCCTCTCCAATCATCTTTTAGAAATTCTTCTCTATTAGAATATAGAGGAACAACAGTATCTTGGTTTAAATATGGATTATGATTAATGCTCAATCCATACAGATCATGTTTGTCATTAATCCTGCCATACGCAACAATTTTAAAAGAGCCTAATTTTTGTCTTAGTTTTTCTAGTTCGTCTTTAGCATTTTGAACTGTGAATAGTTTTGGTACAAGACCTTGTTCAGTACAATTCAAAACATAGTCTAATGGATCAGAATATTCGTTCATGAAACAAATCCGATTTTGGTTTTCTCAACTACTGTAACTTCTAGTTCGTTTGGTGCAAAATGTTCAGTGGAATAACTACGACCATTCCACCAACCACACTTATACGAGATACTATTGTCAGCACTAATAGTAGCACTAACTATAGTTCCATAAACATCATCAGTCAACTTAACTTTACTGCCGATCTTATATAGTTCCAGAGAATTTTTACTCATGATTGTATCCTTATAGAATTAAGTTAATCAATAAATAGGAGTGGTGGGAGTCGAACCCACACTTGAGGCATTTTAAGTGCCTTGACTCTGCCTTTGGTCTACACTCCCATAAAAACAACCGACTACAAAAACCATTGACTTGAGGTTGATTATCTTGTTGTGCCTCTGTCATTTAAATTCTTGTAGCCGATTGCCTATTGGTTTTAAAAACCCTCTCAGCCGTTAGCGTGAGCCTTTAGGCGACGAACAAAGTCGGCCATAGCCTCAACATTATCCACTGTCTTAGATGGCTTCGCACGTTCCATAGTTGGTAGTTCTTCACCCTTCTTAGCAAGAGCCGCTTTAGTACGAGCAAAACGAGCCATTGTGGTAGCAACCTTCTGACCCGTCTTGCTGGCAATTTCAGCATAAGTCTTAGACGAAAAAACAGCCTCAAGAAACTGCTCATCAGAGCAACGAACACGCTTCTGCTTCTCAACAATATTTACATCAGCCATAATCAACCTCCAATTCAATCCAAAATCCACAAAACAGTACCGATCACGCGATCAGTTCAACCCTGCTTTGTATTACCATTGTATCCTGTAGTATCGTCTTGTCAAGACCGCAACTTGAATTTTTAAGTTCAAACAGTCTGAATTTCATGTTCTTCTAAATCATCTATAATCTTTTTCAGATTTTTATTTTCATTTTCTAATATTGATATGATTTCTCTAGCCTTTTCCAGAGCCTTATGAAGATGATACACCTTATTGCTTAATTCATCAGCAACATAATTTTTCATTATCATATCTATCTCCTTTTGAGTTAGCGATATAATAATATACACTATATATTGTTAAGAAATACTTTTAATTCATCTATTTGATTTTTGTGCAATATGATTTGATCGGTATATGGTTTTCCGTTCTTTAGTATTTGATAAATGTATCGTATTTTTTGCCAAAGAGACATTTTAGAAGAAATCAAAGAACTAAATACTGATAGTTCTATCATCTTAAATGTTGCATCATAGTCTATAACTAAAACTTCACTATGACAGTCACATCGTATGAAAAGAGTTCGATAGTTATTTATTTTTTGGTCTTTTTTTACCAAAGATTCGTTCATAGTTTTTTTCCCATGTTTTTTGATCTACGCTTTTTGGTCTTTGTTTAGAACCCTTACCATTTTGGCTCATAATTAGTCCTCAAGAACAAAACTCCAATAACGACTATCTTCTTTCTTTTGCAAATTATCCCAATACAAGCAGCGGGCAATATATGATGGAATTTTTTGCTTGCCGCAATTTACCACCCAGTGACGTTCAGCCTTTTTATAAATGGTTGAGCCACTCTTACTCTTATTATATTTCAAATCTTCCATATCGTAAAGGCGAAGCATATGAACATCCAAACACAATGCTCTGGCCTCATTAGGATGGATCATTTCTAAGGCAAAACTAACCTTAGCCAAACCAATGCCACTAATTTTATTTACAATAGAATCACGCTTCTTAACATGACCCTTCTTGGAGGTAAAATAAAAGTCTTTAGGATTAGCCCAAAACTTACTAGCAAAGTCCCAAATATATTTTGTACGATTATTGTGTAGGCCAACACCACTCTTATGCAATTTATCTCTCAGAATATTTTCATTATCAATCCACTCATTAAAATTCTTAATAGCATTATATCCCTTAACATTACCTTGCCAAGTGGTATGAACGCTGGTATATGCAAAGAGATAACGACGAAAAATATCTTCAACATTCTGAGGACGAACACTCTCCCAATATTCTCTATATGCTACAACCTTATCTTTGGGGAATGTAGAGAAGAAAATATCGGCCTTACTCTTGCTCATTTCAACAGTATTATTTTCGGCAACAGTGTTCAAAACAATCATAAAAACTCCAATGTTAGCGATGATGCTACGATTCTACACTACGAGTATCGTCTAGTCAATACGGTAGACTTTAGTCAAATCTATATGGTTGAGACTTGTCCCATATCTGTTGATATCCAACCATATTTTCTGTTTTCCATTGAGTAGAATTATTAATTTCATTAATATAGTGATTAGATAATTTATATAAATGTATTTTACTTCTATCGCTATTATATCTATTTGATATTTTTCTAATTTTATACATATCAGAAATTATATCTAAAATAGCCTCTGTATATTCAATTAAATCTTCATATCGAATAAAAATATAATTATCTACTAAATATGGCATATACAGGTATAAAAATTGTAATTTATTAGATCTCATATCAAAAATATCTTGATATTTCTCTTTTGTATACCAATGAGAATCACAAAATTTGTGATAATCAGATAAACCTCTGGCAGATTGCCAAGGTTTAATATCTAAAATATTGGATGTATCTAAATGATATGGAGTTTTTTTCATACCTCCTATCCAATTGTAAATATTTCTAACAATGCCTATAAATAAAGTATTGTGTGCTGTATTTAAATTACTCCATTGAGAACAACCAAAAAAATGCTTATGACCATAATCCCAAGTGATTGGAATATGAAATACATCTTTGATTAATTTTTCTACCCAATTAGTACCAGAATGTCTTTCCCCATAAATAGTAAAATTTTGGATGGAATAATTATCTATTGTAGAATAGAATTGGTTATATTTAAATAGTTCTATTGCAACCATGAAGTATTTTAAATGTTGGAAATCTTAGACTAATACCACCATCTTGGTTTTTGGTTTCCTCAAAATACTGGACTGTGATAATCTTTCCAAGAATCTTTTTAGGATGCTGATAAAATTCTTGTCTTTGGTCAATAGCGAAACCGCTACCAACCCTAACAATATGTTCCTTATGCTTAATCATCACACAAGATAGCATAGTTTCTTCATGCTCTCGACCATTCAAGACATATCTAAATGGCCCCATTTCAACATCAACAACCTCATACTCGTCATCAAAAAACTTCTTAACTTTCAGAAGGTCTTTGCTACGCTTGCCCTTATATGGCTCGTCTGCTCGCAGCATTATTCCTTCCCAACCATAATCAGCGGCTTCTTTAACCCACTCTTGAAAATGTTCGTCATTATGAATCAGTTCTTGTTCCAGCAGAGTAAGGCATGGACATTCGTTCTTGCTCATAGTCTCTGTCAGATTCGCCAAGCGAATAGAATACGGACGATTCTTCTCGCCCTTCTTGCTATAAAATTCATCGTGCGTAATCATATCAAAAATCTTAAAAGATGGATTAGGAATAGTATGATCCTTCTTCTTTAGTTGTTTCATCACTCCCTGAAAGTCCTCATTACCATCATCATCAACAAGACAAAGTTCTCCATCAAATACTACATTAGTAATGTTAAGAGCCTTAATACCATCCCTAACGATGCCAAGAGTATCAAACTCTTTTCCCGTGCGGGAATAGAAGGTAGTATCACCATTACTATCAACAATCCCAATACATCTAGCACCATCAATTTTTCTGCTAACATACCAGCCATCCTTCCAATCTACCAGTTTAGGCTCGTACTTATCTGCCAGAGCAACACTAAACTCTGGAATATGGTCAGGAATAGCCTTGTTGATAATCTTGTCACCAGCACGGGTTTTCAAATCCTTGTCGATAATACAATGAATCAGTTCCTCGTATTCAGAGTAGTGTTCGATAAAACTATTCACAGCAGAGATAGCATCATGTCCAGTAATCTTTCGACTCTTTAGAGCATCCAACAAATCAAAGAAATTTTTATATTCGTTCTTTCTGGCTACAAGATGATTCTTCTTCTTCAAATTATCGCTGGTCACATTATATTGCCACAACGGATGATAAGTATAAAGTAAAATATTTTTAGTGAAAGATGCTGCGGCACTGTTATGTCCGCAATAATCCAAAATAATTCCTTCCTTATCTTTAGTGCTGCTCGTAGCACGAAGATCACGAACCATTCCCATAACATAATTAAAATCGTGAATCATCCAAAGTTTCTCCTGTATTTAGCGTAGTATACCATACGCTATCTGTATTGTCAAGTATCGTCAATACGGGTCTTGCTTCTTAAATTATTTATTTTAGCAGCAAGTAAATAGTTCATGGCTTTCGTGATACTCTCAAGAGTATCTCCTAATTGTCCTAGTCCCCAATTGCAGTTTTCACAAATCCATCCTCTGAAACTATTATCATCATGATCATGATCTAAACACCATTTATTCTTAAAAGGAATTCTTCCACAGCATTGACAAACATCTGGTTTTGGTGGTGCTTCTTTATGAAGTTGATTTCTCAATCTAGAATGTTTTTTGAGACATTGTTTGCATCGTGTATCTAATCCATCAACACGATTTTTATGTTTAGAAAAAGATTTTTTATTTTTTCTTTTTCCACAATAAATGCAAACTTTTCTCATTTATGTTTCTTGAGTTGTTTCTTTAATTTTTTTAGATATCTATCTTCTGCTAATTCTTCAGGATTTTTCTTTTCCTGCTTACGCAGTTTTTTATATATCTTTTTCCAGAAACTCATATTATACCTTTATTGATTGACTAACGTTTTTACAAAAATCTATAACTTGTTCATCAGAAAATCTGTTTCTGGCATAGTTAAACATAAGAGCAACAAAACGAATATTCCCTTTAATATAACCTTTACTATTATCTATTCTATCAACAGATGCAGAATATGGTGCTGAAATATTATCGTCACTATATTTTTTTAATACCAGTTTTTGTTTTGTGAATGGACAAATACCGCCTTGTTGTTTCCAAAGCATTTCCAAGTATTCTATATCTACATCATAGAACTGGTTTCTCTTTTTGGAACTTTTTTTGATTACTTTCATATACCATCTAAAACCAGCATATTTATCTCTTTGTCTTGTATATTGTGTATTTAAAAAATTATTTTTAAATTTTGTTAGATGTTGTAAATTATTTTTATTTTTCCCAGCACATTTAAGACTACAATAAAATTCAGTTTTACCCCTTTTTTTCTGTCTTTTTATTTCTGCTGCTGGTTTTTCTGTTTCCTTAGCACATACAGCACATATTATCTTAGTTTTAGTAATCATTTGTATCTCCTTAGTTGGTAATTTATAATACACCAAAAATGGAGATGAGCAAGTATTTAATGGAGGCGGGCAGAGTCGAACTGCCGTGCTATCATATTTCAAATTACATTTTCTACAAGTTTATTTTATTCATAGATTAAATAGGAGTACAGAATAAACAAGACTAATCCTATCTTACCAACTGCTCTTAACCTACAACCCGTTGGATATTGTAAGTGCAGAGGGATTTAACGACAGACTTTTGATACCTACCCTCAATCGGTATCGCAGTCTGTTACTGCCGTTTTTTATTAGGCAGCAAGGGCTAACTGATTTGTGCCAGTTAAAGCATTTGGTAGATTTTTAAAGTGGCCCTTCCACCAACCACTACTTGCCAATATAATAATCTTTATGTAGTCGAAACCTTTACGCCCCCTTATTTCTTAAGTACACTTTTTGTATTATCTTCCCAATTTTCTAGTCTCTCAATCTCATTTTTAATCTGCTGAAATTCCATTTGACTAGTTCCACAACGCCAGAAAACAGAATCAAATTCTAGTTTCTGTAATCTACTATAGAAATGTATATTAAATAGAAAAGACAGTAGTAGTAACCCAATTAAGAACGTATAACTTGCTAAATGATTTGAACGATTAGTCATAAATTTTGTTCCTTTTAGACGAAATGGTGTATGATACTTTATCAAGTTTTAATCAAGGAGTTCGACTATGAATCATTGTGCTAATTGCTTTAAAAAAACTAGTAATGCTAAATTTTGTTGTTTGTCTTGTAGTGCTACTTATACTAATAAAACTCATCCAAAACGAAAACCTCAATCAAATAATAATGCTAAATGTCCTAATTGTAAAAAGAATTTTCATACTGATTATGCTACACAAATTTGTTGTTCCAAACAATGCTCAACCGAATATCGCAGACTCCAGAGTGATAAAATTATTGAACAAGAAGGTTTTGGCGATGGGCATTATCATAATCTTAGAATTAGAAAATATCTTATTAGAAAACATGGAAATAATTGCATGATTTGCGGGCAATCTGGAGATAATTGGAATGGAAAACCCATTACTCTTATAGTAGATCATATTGATGGCAAATCCAATAATAATAAACTTAATAATCTCCGTATAGTTTGTCCAAATTGCGATTGTCAACTTCCAACATACAAAGCAAAAAATAAAGGTAATAGTTCTAGGAAATATTTTATAGTTCAAAAATAAATAGGGGATAAAGGAGTTGAACCTTTCTCTTGAACTGCTTATAAGACAGGTGACCACTACCGGCGGTCGCATCCCCCGTGTTTGTATTGTATACTATCGACCGATCCCTGTCAACTCTTGAGATATTTTTCGTAGTAGTTGCGATAAATACTCATAATAATACCACTAGTTGTTCCAACATTTAAAGACCGTACACTTCCATAAGTAGGAATAGTTAGAACACAACTACAAGCCATAAGAATTGTTTCTGATAAACCAGCATTTTCTTCTCCAAAAATAAAAATTGGTTCATCAATATTAGAAAAATCAAAACTAAAAGGATCGAATGTGATTTCTTTGTATTCTGGAATATTATTCTCAATAGCAATTAATGGTCGGCCAGTAGATTTAATTACTTTAATAAACTCTTCTTCGGTTTTATAATGAAACATTGGAGTGTAGTGATGGGTTCCTACGCTACCTCTTTTATCCCATTTCTTTTTACCAACATAATGTACGCTACTAAATCCAAAAAAATTAGCATTACGAACCATTGTGCTGAGATTAAAATCTCCACCAATATTAATCATAGCAACACTTGCTGGAATACTATTTTTATGACAATAGTTTCCGATTTCTGGCACACTCAACTCTTTAAGACTGTCTATCACGTTCATTTTCAAGTTCTTTAAGTTTTTGTTCCCAAATTTCTCTTTGTTTATACATTTCTATACAATTATTACAAAAATCCGAACTGATATATTCTCTAATATCTGCTAGTTTATTTTTTATCTCCCATATTTTTGTTTCTAGTTCGTGATTTAGCATTTGGCTTCTTCTCTTTCTTAGTTTCTTTTTGCCAGAAAACCATTTCGTTGACTTTATCATCCCAAGCACATTCAATCAAG